TGGCCGCACAACAACTATCTGGAGCCACACAAGTTTTAAATACCACGCTTGTCCAACAAGCTGGATCAGCAAATGCGGCAGCAGTGGCTGTAGGAAACTTGACAAGAGCCTATTCTGCAATGATTGCTACTCAAAGAGCTGCTGCAGGCCTGCCATCATTTGCAGTTGCAGGTGCTGCAGGTGCCGCAGGAGCTACTGCAGCGGCTGGGGCAACGGCTGGAGTGGCTGGTGGAGCAAAAAGAATTAATCCTGGTAATTTAATAGTTAGAGCATTAAGAAGAAATTCTGGTGGACCAATATTTATGTCAGGTGGAACTACTGTTCCTGGAGTTGGAAATACGGACACCGTTCCAGCAATGCTTACCCCTGGAGAATTTGTTGTAAATAAAGAAGCTACTCAAAATAATTTAGGACTTCTACATCAAATTAATAATAATGGAAAATCACAGTCATTTAATTCTGGAGGAATGGCAAAAGGAATTCAGCATTTAAATAGAGGAGCAGTTGTTTCCCAGGCAAGGTTAATTCTTGACCTAATAAAAAGAGGTGGCATGGGGAGTCTTGACGACTTCTTAAAAAGTACTACCGCAAATCCTAAAGTCCAGGCCTTGCTAAAAAGAAACTCAAGTATAAGTAGAGCTAAAAATAGTCCAAACGCTACTAGTCAAATTAATAAAATAGTTCCTGGAAAATTAAATAAAGAACAGATGAAGGTCGTTCATCCAAATTTCAGAGGCGAAGGTGATGGATACGTCCCCAAAGGAACGGGGGGGCTATATATAGGAGATATAACTGATCCAGAAGTTTTGAAAAAATTTCCAGATCTTGTAAAAAATGGAGTTATTTCAAGAGAAAGGATTAACGGACTACTTTCTACTGGGTCGCTTCCTACTGAATTAATGAAATCTGCATTTCTAGCAAGTAATGGAAAGAACAGAAGTTCTACACAACAGTTTCTTGATGCATTGACAAGAACAGGAAATCCTATTATTGATGAAAAAACGGCTGCTAAATTATCAAACAGCATTCACTCAGAATATTTTAAAACTATATCTAAAGGATCAAGGTTAGGGGATAAGGCAAACCCATTTTGGCAAGTCTCTGATGACATCATTAGAAAAGAACTAGGAGGAAACTCAGAGGCTTTGGAAGTTTGGAAACTTTTTTCTCGAAGCATGGGGGCCCACACAAGCTCAAAAAGAAGATCAACTACTGCTCAAGTTCTAAAATTTAGGTCTCCGAATGGTCAGAGTGTAGAAGTAGGAAGGCTGGCAGGATCAAGAAAAGATAATAGTCTTTTTGCACACACCTCTACACCAAAACCATTACAAGACGTGATAGATACATTATTTGCAAACAAGGGTGGAAAAGTTCCAGGAGTTCAATATTTAAATCCTGGAGGAGAACTTCTTTCACAAGTTGGTAGTAACGCAATAAAATCTCTTAGAAGAACAAGAACAAGACTTCCAAGCCAACAAAGAAAATTAAATTTTAAAACTTTAAATGAGTATCTTAGAACTGGTGGACCAAAAAAAATAAGAGAGGGAGATCTACAGCATGGGTGGAATGGTGTAACTAAACAAAATACAGTAAGTGATCCAGACTTTACTATGTTAAATTCTTTAAATTCACAGTTTAAACCTACACAAAAACAACAAAGTCTTACTAGAGCAACTACTGTAGGAAGCAATATGAGCGATGAGCTTCCAGTTGCACAACAAGCAAAAATTGTTAGAGCACTTAGATCTGGAAATTATGATGAACTTCATGATATGATTTTAAATTTTAAAAGTTTTGGCTCTTATACAGGTAATAGAAATTTAGATTTCAATCCGTTTATAGCTGGATCAAGCAATAGATTAACAAGTGCTTTTACATCAAGTATAGATAGTCTTGCAGGATATAAAACAAATATAGCTTTAGTTAGAAAAGGAATTAAAGAAGCAAAAAGAAGAAAACTAGTTCCTGGATCTGATGATTATAGAAGATTGCTTGCACAGTCTTCATGGAGTAATGCTTTAACAAGGGGAAATCCTGGAAGTGAAATGACATTTGAAGAAGTACTTTCATATTACTTAAAATTTTATAAAGAAGGTAAGGCAACATTTAATAGCCGTTTTCCAGAAAAAATGGTTAAACAATTATTAATAAATGAAAAAGTACCAGCTGGAACTCCTGCTTTAAATTTAATGGAAGCATTTGGAAGCAGAATACCTACTGCTTATCATAGAAGCCCTGGCTATGCTATGGAATTAATGAAAAAAGAACAAGAAACGCTTTTAGGTAAAAGAACATCTAGAATAACTGGAGTATCAAGTGATTTAAAAACTAAACTTCCCGTTCTACAGACAGAAACTGTAAAAAGAAATAATGGTGGAATAATACCAGGATATAATTTTGGAGGAGAAATATTTTCAAGCTTATTAAAAAAAGTTTTACCTACTGGTAAAATAAAAACTCCTATGGCAAATCAAAGAGAAATGTCATCCTTACAAGAATATTGGATGAATCCAAGATTTGCACATCAAGGTAATAGCACGTCTAGATCTATACTAGAACAGTTTACCCAAAAAGGAAATGTAGGAAAGGGAAACCAACTATTTAGAGCATTAAGTCCAGCAGATGCCGAATTGCTTGCAAAAAATCCAAAATCTTTTTCAACAGGATCAGTTAGATCAACTACAAGAAATAGGGAAGACGCTTTTCAAATTTCAGCAGGGCTAAATGATCTTGGAACTGGAAGTAGAGAAGTAGCACAGGTTGCTAGAATACTTGTTAATTCTAAAAAGGGTACTGCTGGAATTGATATGGGCAAAGCTCTACCCTTTACCACTCCAACATCAGGATCAAATTTCAGCATGGATGAAGTACTACTTTCTCCACAAACATTACATTCTATAGCAAGTATAACAAGAAAAGTAACATCTTCAACAACTGGTGAAAGTAAAAAAATTATTGAAACTTTAATGACAACCTCTAATCCAACAAAAGCTGAAAAACTTGTTCTAGCTGCAATGTTTAAAATATCTGGTTTGAATCCTAAAAAAATGAAGCTATCAGATCCAGTTGGAGAGGCGGCAATTTTAGAAAAGGCTATTAAAAAGAAGGCAAACGAAGATTATTTAAATTCCTGGAGCAACTCCACTGGAGTAAATCTTGGAGGAAAAATTGTTTCACCAGGAAATGTTTTAAGAGCAAATAATGGAACCATTGTTCCTGGAGTTGGAAATACCGATACCGTTCCAGCAATGCTTACCCCTGGAGAATTTGTTGTAAACAAACAAGCAACACAAGGAAATATGGATTTGCTTAAACAAATTAATAATGGTGAAAAATTAAATTCTGGCGGAGTTGCAGGTATGCAATATTTTGCTAAAGAAAATATTCAAAGAATAGTTCAGAATGTAAAATATTTAAAACCAACACTTCCTGGTCTTCCATATACAAGAGCAAATATTATGATGGGACAAAGAGATCCATATCAAAGAGCAAGTAGCTCCGCAACTGGTCAAGCATTAAGAACAGATACATCTATGACACCATCAAGAGCTATTGTAAAACTTAACTTAGCATTAAATGATGGGGCACAAAAACTATCAACAACATTTGCAAAAATATCTGCAAACAATACAGCATATGCAAAAGCAGGAGCAATGCATACAATGGCAATGCAAAGAATGGTATCCACAGTAGACTCTGCAGGAAATTCAATTAAAGGTGGAGCTTCTAGATTTATTACAGATATGAAAGCATCTGGTGTTAAAGTAGAAAAAGGACCAGGGGCTCTTAAGCGTGGTTTTAATGTTAAACAAATAGGTGTAGGAATTGGTGGATATGCTGGTGGAGAATTCATTGCAAAAAAAGCTGGAGTAGAAAGTGCATTTGGAAAAGAAGCAGCTGGAGCTGCAGCAAGTCTAGCTGCAGTAGCAGCATTTAATAAATTTTCAAAAACATTAGTAGTGGCTTCAAAAAATACTCAATTAACTTCAAAAGGAATGGGAAAGTTAATTCCTAAAATTGCAACCTCTGTGTCCACATTTTCAAAATTTGCAATGATAGGGGGTCCAATTGGTATTGCTGTACAGGGTTTACTTACTACAGGATTTTTATTAAATGCTTTAAATCAAGATTTAAAAAAGGCAAAAAAAGCATCTTCAGAATTTACAAAAGCAATGTATGGAAGTGCTGATAAAACTAATGAGATGGCGAAATTCTTTGGAAGACAAACAAATTCTCAAAAATTATTAACATCTTCAATTGAAAAAGCTTCAGGCTCAACTATATCGCAAGAGGATCAACAGGCTGGAACGGGATTTGTTCAATCAAGTGCTGGAAAAACAATGGTAGATGATATTAAAAATGTAAAATCTTCTGGAGGGGATGCTGTAAAAGCTTTAAGAAATCAATTAACATCTTCAATAATTGCTGGAATAATTAGTCCAGAAGAGGCGGCAGCTATTGCTTCAGAAGTTGGTAAAGCCATTGGAGACGAAAGGTTTGGAGTTCAAGTTGTTGGAGAGTTGACTTCATTAATTGGAGTAGGAGGAAAAAATTTATTAACAAATGCTGTAGAAATTAATGCAGAAATCTCTGCTAAGCTAGATTTAGCTCAGCTTAAAGCAGATGCTCAAAAAGTTTATAATGAATTAAATTTTGGAGAAAAGATTTTACAGGGATTATTTGGTAGTGGACGAAAAGGATTTATAGATGAACAAATTTTATCACAAAATTCAGAAATAACAGTTGAAAATTATAAAAAAGAAGCAAACGCAAGAGCCCTTATAAGTCTTGCATTCCAAGAAGGAACTATTGATTTAAAAGAATATAATAGACAGGTTTCTATATTAAATGAAGAGTCCGATAAAATAAGTACAAGGTCAATGATAATATTGGCAAAAACTTCTGGATTTAATTCAACCGAAGATCTTTTAAAAGCTGCAAAGGAATCTGGAGATGCTTTAAGGCGCTTCCAACAAACAAATAGTCAATTAGACCCAACGCAACCAATTGATCCAACAAGAGCAACAGAGGCAGGTCCCATGGTTCCTACTGCAAGCGAACAGGAGCAGGCACAAGCAACAGAGGCAGGTCCCATGGTTCCTACTGCAAGCGAACAGGAGCAGGCACAAATTAAAGCAGATCTTGAAGCAAAAAATTCAATAGCATTAAATGCATTAAAAGAAAATTTAAATAAATATAAAGATATATATGTGAAAACATTAATAGATTCTGGAGCTAGTGAAGAACTTGCAAAACAAATGTCAAAAGACTTAGAAGATGCAATTGGTTCTGACAACGTTGCAGCTTCTACAAAAATACTTGCATCAATTCTTGCTGGAGAAATATCACAATATGGAGGAATTGCATTAGGAAAAATAGTAAACTTTGATAATATTGACTTAGATAAGCTGGATGAATTAAAAGATAAATTATCATTTATTGAAAGTTTTTCAGCAATTACAACAACTATAGATATTTCAACAATTGGTCAAGAAGAAATAGACTCTTTATATTCTGCTGCAACAAGAATACATGCTCTTGAAACTCCAATTACAAAACAAGTAGTTTTTGATACTATTGGATATGATCTTATGGGTGAAGAACTTAACGGATTTTTAAAATTAGATGATAAAACAAGAAAAGATTTACTGCTAGTTTACACAACAACATATCAAACAAAAGTTTTAGCAGCGCAAGAACAGTATGCTGGTGGTGAAGGTGGAGCGAATAAAGCAGTTTTACAGGCTATAGAACAAGCAGAAGTAGATGCCGCCAAAGCTTTCAAGACTGAATATAATAAGGCAATAGATACGCAAGGTGACGATCCTAACGAAGACAAAGGCGGATCTAAAACTCAAACTCTTAAAGAATATGTAGAAGAATTTATTAAGTTTACAAAAGAAAAACAAAAATACTTGCAAGTAACTATGGAAATTATTGGAACTTCAAAAATGGAAGCAATTTTATTAATAGATCAAGTAAGATATCTAGAAGCAATTGCAATGACAGAATCAAAAACTTCTAAAATTAGAAAAGAAGGAAAAAGAATTTTAGATGAATTAACAAAGTCTGCAGAAAAAAGATTGATTGCTGACAGAGCTTTTGCATACCTATCAATGAGTTCAGAAGAAAAAACAATTGCAAGTCTAAACAGCCAAACAAAAGCATTAGAACAAAATGCCGAAAATGAAAATAAAGTTATAAGAGTAAAGCAAAGACAGTTAGCATTAAATAATAGAGGTCTTGAGGAACTTTCTGAAAAAGAAGACTCTATAAATAAAGTTTATGATGAAAGATTTAAGGCATTAGATAAGGTTGCTAATACAAATGATAGAATATTAAGTCAAGATGAATCTAGACTAAGCCTTGCAACCGCCCTAGCATCTGGAGATATAGCAGCAGCAGCAAGTGCGGCAAATGATATGCAATATAAATCTGCACAATATCAACTTGAAGATACAAGAGCAGCATTGGAAGAAAAGATGCAGTCAGAAATAAAATCTTTAGCAATATCAATTAATAATGAAATGTTAACAAGAGAGCAAATATTGGGAAGAAATAAAACTCTTAATGAACAAATAGAGGTAGTTGAAGATAGATTATATATTATTGAAGAGCAAAGACTAAAGTTGGCTGATGCAAGAGCTGCAACAGAACTAAGAATATACTTGCTTCAACAAAAGCAAACCATAGAAGCTATAAGGGCTCAAAAAAACTTAACAAGTGCTCAAAAAGAAATGCTAAAATCATTGATGGCTGATTTTAAAAACGTATCTGGAGTTGACCATAATCAATATAGGCAGTATGGTGGAAAAATGATGAAAATGGCTTATGGAGGCGTTGCATATAAAGGATCAAATGAATCACCTCCAACGCTAAAAATGGCTTACGGTAGCACTGTGCCAGGCGTAGGCATGACTGACAAGGTTCCAGCGATGCTTACTCCAGGTGAATTTGTTATAAGAAAATCGGTAGCAAAAAACAATATGCCATTCCTAGAAGCACTAAATAATCAGGCCTTCCCTGGAATTGGTTCAGGATCAAAGGTTCCAACTAACAACTTCCTGGATGGAATGGGTTCTCCAAGATATTCTATTCCAGAACGAGGATCTTCAAGTATACCAGTCAATAATTCAAGTGTCGTTGCCACGTCCTCACCAATGTATAATAATACATATAGCGTAAATGTAAATGTGTCTGGAACAAATGCTTCTCCAGATGAAATTGCAAACGTTGTTATGGCAAAGCTTTCAAATCAAACAAGAGGAAATTTAAGGAGTTATAATTACTAATGGTCAGTAGTGCATATTTAAATAGCAGAAAAAAGTGGATAAGACCACAAGCAATGATTTTTTCCAACAATTCTGGTGGAATTTTAAATGGTGTTCCACAAATTTCGGGAATAGAAAGAGAAGACTTCATAATCCTTTCTGACCACAATAGAAGCGATATTTCTTTTAGTGCCAATAGACTTGAGAATAGAAAGAGAATGGTCAATGGTCATATGCGTTCTTATCATATTGCAGACAAGATAGATGTATCTTTTGCATATAATTTATTACCCTCCAGGTCTTATGATGGAGATCCAGAATTTGGTGACAACGGAGTTGCCACAGTTACTGGACTGTCCGAATATACAGCAGACGGTGGGGCTGGTGGAGCAGAGTTGCTGGAGTGGTACACTGCAAATCCTGGATCATTCTATGTATTTTTATCATACGATAAGCCACAAACCTTTGCTGATGAAATATATCAAAACTTAGATAAGTATTCAGACATTTTAGAAGTGTTCTTTTCAAATTTTAGCTACAACATAGTTAAAAGAGGTGGGACTAACCACGACCTTTGGGATATTTCTATTGCTCTCGAGGAAGTCTAATGTTCTCAGACAATGATTTAATAAATTATCTTGAAACAAATAATAGTATTGATATCGATTCATTAGTAATTGTTGAATGGAATCAAAATGACCTTCTTAATCTTGATAATTGTGGTAATTATAGATGGAGGCCAGAAAGCTCCAGCGTGGTATACAGAACACTCTATCCAGAATATGACTCCCAAGATAATGCAAATGTTTATACAGATGCAATGGATTCTAATATAATTTCTCAGTATAGAACAGAGGATGAAGATGAGCCACTAACTTTTATTACAAAAGAAACAAGTAGAGAGTTATATTATTCTTTAAAAGATTGCATTAAACCATTTAGACCGAGGTCTGGTATTAATAAGATGCTATTCTTTGATGAACCTGCTATTGAGAATAAAAAGTTTGTAGATAGTATTAGATCTGGAGCAAGACCAAGATATTACTTCTCTTCAAGATTTGACAAATTTAAATATTGGAATTCTTATAGAAAAGAAAATGGTGAAGAATTTGGAATTTCAAGCAAGGTGGCAACACTTTTTACAACTGCAGATCCTTCTTACAAGATAAACGATTGTGTTCCATTTGTTGTTTATAAAAATGAAGTGGCAACTAATAGAATAGTTATAAAGATGCAGACTAATTTAGCAGATCCATCAGCAGTTGGTGTAAATGGAGAGATCCTGGTATCTGAAAGAGTTAGAACTGGGAATATATTGTATGACGAGCCCCTACAAGATATAAAGAAATCTTCAGTACCAAAAAGATGGAAGATTCAATATTTAGACTCCAGCAATAACTGGAATGATGCAATATCTTTTAATGAAACGTCAAGAAGAAAAGATGGTTCCAGAGTAGTGCTTTGGAATGGGCATGTAGAAATCTATTATGGAATTAAAATACCAGAAGAATATAGAACAAATTTTCATCTATTTCAATATTTGGACACAGTAGAACAACTACCAGATACCAGCACCTATAATGCTAATGGAGTTAAAGATGGACATGCCTATGTCGTTGGAAGCTCCACGTCTAATCCTGGAACCTTGTATATCTGGAGTTCAGGAAAGTCAGACTGGGTAACTTCTATTGCAGATTATGGGTTTTCTTTATTAGAAGATGATGATACAAAAAGAATTGGTCTAATTAAAAAAATAGTAGATCCTGATTATTTTGTTGTTGAAGGAACAAACACTTATAGAGACTTTATTTTTATAAAGGGAATTAGAGTTGTTGTTGAAACAATGTATGCCCCGAATACACCATTTGATTTAATTGAAATATCTCCTAGATTGAAGACTGATTTAACAGACTACACGTTAGATTATGAAATAAATAAGAATATTTCTGCCACAGACTATGGCTTACCTGTTGGTGGACTTGTAGCGTCTACTGGATCAATAAATCTTTCTAATCATGACGGAGCCTTTACAGAGCTTAATACTTTTAATAGTTCTACTAAGACTGGAAGTATTATTGCAAATAATTTAAAGCCACAGGTCAAAATTGAATTCTATGAATCAATTTTAGATGTAAATGGATATGACAAGTTCGTTCCATTAAAAACTTTTTATTCAGAAAATGCAGCAGTAGCGACTAGTGGCATACAAGATGTTTCATTAAATTTAAGAGATGCCTTCTTCCTTTTAGAATCAAACAATGCAACTCCAATATTTTTACAGAACTGCACATTAACAATGGCAACTGCATTACTATTAGACGGTATTGGGTTTAGTAATTATATATTTAAAAATATTAATACTGCAAATGATCCAGTAGTTCCATTTTTCTTTGTTGAGCCAGACGTTTCAGTTGCAGAAGTTTTGCAAAGACTCGCACAAGCAACTCAAACAGCCATGTTCTTTGATGAATATAACAACTTCGTAATCATGCCAAAAGAATATCTAATGCCAAATATTTCAGTAAGAGATGATAACTCTTCAATTACTGAAAGATTGACAACGCTATATGGCCAAAAGACTGATGGATTTGTTCCAAATATTGAAGGAATTTCGGGATTTGAAACTAAAATTATCAATGATGGTCAAATTAATTACACTACAAGGTATATCCAAAGAGAAGTGTCCAGATTAGAACAGGCAAGTTTAGATTTAAGTGAAAGAACTTATGGCTATAAAAGTTCTATTTTATGGGAGCTCGGACAACAGGCAGAGTCAAGAACTATAAATCAACCAGCTGCAAATGTCGGATATGCACTTGGAGCAGTTCCTTTAGCAACAAATCTTAACAATCTTGCACCATATGTAGAAAACTATCAGATTAAAAATAATGTAATCGATGTTGGAGATAGTGCATTTTGGCTTCCAAGATTCCAAGGGTATCTATTTTCCAATGGAGAAATCATAAGATATGATGCTCATGAATATGTTGTAGATGTTAAAACTGCATCTGCAACAAATAATATTGTCTGGATAACAGATAATAGTGAGTATCAGAAATATTTTTCTCAACTTGTATTTAATGGAAAAATGACTATGACTGGAAAATTAAGAATTTATACAGAGCCGTATTATGAAAACGCATCTGGATCTAATTTTGATAATCTGGAAGAAAATGTTAGGTATAAAAATGGTGAAGTAAAGTCTCACGGTAGGGGGCAGTTTGGAACGAGCATAGCTACTCATCCTCATGGTCTGGACGACTATTGGAAAACTCCTGAAATAAAACGATCTTTTAGAATGGACTCTAGCAAACTTTTTAGCACAACTTCAACAGAGCTTATAGAATATGCATCTATTTCTGCATCTGTCTCTGCTTCAGCGTACCCACTTGGAGACGACCTAGTTTCTAAAAATCAGACTTTGGTAAGCAGTAAAATTGTAAATTGGATGAAGCAGTCTGCAAGGTCTGAATATAATTTTTCTACTGTAAAGGATACGGATGTTGGCGGAATTCAACTATCAGCACTAGTACTTTCAGGGCCAACTCCAGTAAAGCAGATGGTAGGAACCCCACTATCTGGATCAGACTCCATAGACCTATTAAACTATGTCTATAAAGATTTGGATAGCGATTACAAGCATGTTGGCACAAGATTGAGAATAATCGGGACAAAGAAAGACGATAGTACTCAAAGTGCACTAAATTCAACAACCTATTTTAAAGGACTTAATATAGATGTTGCTAATTCAAATGCAAACCTTACAGAGCTTTCTGGAGGATCTGGTGGGATAGGGTATATGGTAGATCCTGATACAAATTCTGGATATTATTTGGAAATTGCAGCACTCTCATCTGATATATTATCTTATTATAGTAGTGCCTCAGTTAATTTGTTAGGATCTGTACAAGTTCTTGAAAATATTATTTTTTATAAAGTTGAAAAAACTCCATACTCTGTTCAACCTGCTGAAAAGATAAATATGGCTGTTCCAAAAAAACTTTGGGGATCTCTTGCAAGAATTCTTGTTGACGAAGGGAAATTTGCTGGATCAGATAGACTTGTGTCTCAAGAAATTCCAGTATACGATCTTGCCATAGAGGCAGAAATATTAGATAAAAAGATAAACTTTTTCTTATATTTAAATAATAAGTTAATTGGAACTGTCACCGATGACAAGCCCTTGAATATGCCAGCAGGAGGTTTAAAAGTTTGCCTATTTACAAGAGCATCGTCAAAATGTATGTTTGAAAATATATATGCTTTAAAAAACAAGGCAGCAAATACTCAGTCTTTAACTGCAGGAACTGGCATAGATCTATCTATTTCGGAATCCTTGAGAAAATATTCTCTTCCATCAATAGTTCAATCAACATATATGTCCAGCATTTCTACAGAAACTTCTCCAAGAATTGAATATTACTTTGAAGAATTTGGAACTATTATGAGAGAGTGTGCATACTTTAATATTAAATATGATCAAGCCTACCCAGCAATAATTGCAAAAATTGTTCCACCATTTAGTAGCGAAAAGTCTTACGCAATATCAGGATTCTTGCCAGGGTCGTATGGAGCTGAGTTCTTAATCTTTAATACAACGGATAAAGCAATAGACCTGAGTGAAAGTTCAACTAATAGAATCATGATTCAAGGAATAACCTTCACGCAAAATATCTCAAATGTTCTAACAGTTGATGATTATTTTAAAGAGTTGTCAAACTTTTCAGATCCAGTAATTAGCAATAGTTTAATCACATCTCCAGGAAGGTCTGAAAAAGTTTATAATAGTGTAAAAAATAGCAGGGCAATTCATGGAAACAAATCTTTCTCTATAAATTCTATATATATCCAAAATGAAGATTCTGCAAAAGATATCATGAAATGGATTTTAGATAAAACTATTAGACCAAGAAAAGTATTTGAAGTTGACACATTTGGAACACAACATATCCAACTTGGAGATTTGGTAAAAATTAATTTTGATTTACCAGAAGGTGTTAAAATGGTAGATGAGAATAAGAAATTTGTTGTAATATCTGCCACATATGGAAGATCTTCTTCAAATGTAAAAAGTCAATTAAGGTTAATGGAGGTTTAGTATGCAAGCAAAAAGATCAGGTGGTGGTACTGCTACCCCTAAACCAGTTGCATTAAGCGATTCTGCTCAAGAAAGGGCAAGAGTGGCAAAAGCTAAAACTCCTTCATTAACAGACTCAGCAGAACAAAGAGCCAGGGATGCTAAAGCTGCACAAATAAAAAAACCAGTTAGAGATGCTCATGACGCACCACCTGCCCGTAAGCCAGATGCTATGGCTGCACCGACATCTAAACCAACGACTGACATAGACAAAGGTGGTGGAGGAAATCCTAAGGAGGTTTCAGGACCATACGAAACTGTAAACCCAGCGATGGATCCAATTCCAATGCCAGTAGCGGCAACAACTCCTGAAGTGGTTATAGTAAAAACACCAACAAGAAACATTACAGACATTTCTTCATTAGTCCCACAGTATGATGCACAGCAGATTGCAGAGTTACTTTTTGAAAATCTTTCTGCTGTAGAGCTTTCAATAATTGAAAGGCATGACACAATTGAGGGTATTGATCAAAAGTATTCGATAGTATCAAACCTTTCTGACATAAGAAAAAGGTATGACATTACAAAGCAACTTACTACAATGGATAAGTTTAATACTTTATCCAGCATTTTCCCTGTTAAAATTCAAGACAAAATTCCGCAGGAAGACTATATTATTTTAGAAGGCTTAAATTCAACATATCAATATCTTGACGAGAATGATGTATTAGTTACTCGAGAAAAGGGATATTACTATATTGATACCAACGGAGACCTTGTTTTAGAGCTTATTAATTTAGAACAGAGTCAACAGGTAGAAATATTGATAGACAAAACTGGTACAATGTATAAGGTGGAATCATGATTACAACTAATGGAAAAAATATTATAGCAAAATACCTTTTAAACCAGGCTCCAGAATTTGCAAGCCATATTGCAGTTGGGGTTGGTGGAAGAGCCTATCCAACGTCTTCTTCAGCCACGTTTACAGACGATGCAAAATCTCTAAATTTTGAAGTAGCAAGGGTCCCAATTTTATCAAAGGGTCTTTTGAAAGAAGACGGTCAAGAAAAAATTGTTTTCAAGGCAGAACTTCCCCTTGAACAAAGGTATCAAATTACTGAAATTGGACTATTTCCAGCGAATAAGAATGAGATAGCGGGAACTTTTGACAGTAAAGTAATTTCAACCTTTAGCAATACAGAGCCTTGGGCATATTCTAACAACGAGAACGACTCTTCAACTGTTTTATATATAGGTCCAATTCCAATTGATCAAGTTATTGTTGGCAATATTGATGTCAGTCAAAGCAACTTCTTCGATATTCTTTTCATAAATAACAATTCTCCAATTTTTCAATATTCAGAAAGAGTGTTAAGAGGCGAGCAGCCAAGATATTTGAGCAGAGGAATGATGGTTTCTGGAAGCACGTCAATAGTTTCGGGAGTTTCTGCAAGTAGTTCTTTGATTGACACTTCAAGCAGTGCGTCCTATTACGCTGAAAATAATTCTATAAATTTAAACTTGGGAAAAAATCTACCAACAGACGAGATCAAGTTAGCATTCTCAATAGTTAGTAAGGCAAGGGAGGGAGTCGAAGCGCAAGCACCAGACCATGTAAAGATTAGGATAGAGTTTCTAAATAATGTTAGCGACTCTCCACCTAAAGCTTATTTAAACATTGCTATACAGGACACAGATATAGACGACATGAGGTATCAAGTGGTCACAAAAAGAATTTCTGACTTCACTACCAATGAAAATTTCTCATGGAGTGCAATAAATGCTATAAGAATATACACCTGTCTTCATGATGATTTAAATGAAAATACTGCAGAGCATTTTGTTATTTATGATGGATTGAGGTTTGAGAATGTTTCGAGTTATAATCCACTATATTCTTTGGTAGCCGCAGAATATATGAAAACATTAGATAGTAATCCAATTTTGAAGAAAGAGAATTCAACAAGCTATGTTGAGTACAGACTTGGATTAGGAATTTTATAATGGCAGAAATAAGAATTCCCTTGGATAATTTACCTCCACCAGATTCTAATGGGGATCATTTTTTTCAATTTAGAATTATATCTGTTGATAAAAACCAGTGGTCAGCATGGTCACAATTATATGAAATAAAAAGTATTGGTCAATTTCGACCATTACCATCAGTGTATACAGTTTCACCAGTTTCGGGAACAGAGGCCTTTATAAATCTTGCATGGGATACTCCAGAAGTTTATAACTATGCTGACTCTCTTGCTTCGGCAGCACTTGATCATGATCATAGTCAAGAGGTACACTATGCAGATGTTTTTGCCAAGTGGAGCGGAGAAGATTTTTATTATCATGATAGAGTAGCTATAGACGCAATTAGTATTATGAAAAAGGATGGAGAAACCTCTTTAAGAGTTGTTGTACTTTCTCCTATAAAAAATATTCCACATCATGAGTCGTATGAAGAAGAAATTGATTTTCAAAATAGACTTGATGAATTTTTAGGAGCCCCAGTCGACTTCGTTTTACCAGACCCAATACCTGAAGCAGTTCCTGGGGCTGCCTACAGTTTATTTAAAATATTAGATACTGGAACAATGTCACTAATCTGATATAATTAGGTAGGAGAACAAATGCCACAATTAGAAACGCCCGATAGGGGTCAACCTTTAGATATATCTTATCTTTTTAGAATGGTGCAAGAAATTAATCGTGTTTCAAGTTTGATAGGAAATAGTCTGTCAAAGATTAAATATGTAGGTCGTGCAACTGCTTCACAAGTTTTAACATCAAATTTAGTATTTCATGCTGAAACTATAAAGCTTGCAAATGCAAATCTTTCTACAACTTCAAACCTGGCAGGATCATTTAACTACGATGGAATTTTTAAAACTACTCCAATAGTAATTTCATCAGTAACCTCTGTTTCTGGTGTTACAAACCTATATTGTGTTTTAAGCAATATTACTCAAGGCTCTTGTAGCGTAAACGTTTATTCTTCTTCAACAAGTGGGTCAGTTGACGCTGAAGTTTCAATTATAGCCATTGGCGAAAAAATTAGTTCTTAGGCAGGTAAAATGTCACAACCGCAGGACAAGATAGTCCCTTGTAAAAAGTTATTCTTTTTAAATAAAGACCTTGTAAGAGTTATTCACATTAATAAAGCCAGCAATATTGTTAGTTTTTATAATATTATTCAAGGTAAAAGTCAAACTATGTTGTATTCCGATTTTAAAAAGCATAGAAGAAGGTGCTATACCGTAGCCAATACAGCAAAAATCTTAAATAGGTCAAGAGTTCAATTTCAAAGATGGGTCGCCAGGGGCGTATTTCCTGAATCAATAGGGGATAGTCTTGGTGGAAAAAGAGGATTCCAGATAAATGCTTATTATTCTGAAGATCATCTATTTGAAATTAGGGAAATCATGACAACAATTCATATGGGAAAGCCAAGAATTGATGGAAAAATTACCTCATACAAAGTATTAACAGAACAGGACTTGCGTTCTCGGATAGGAGATGCTATAATGCTATATACAAGGACATCGGATGGACGTTTCATCCCCACTTGGCAAGAACAGACATGGTAGGAGACCAAAATGTCAGAAACAACAAATGTTTCAGTAACGCTCGGTTACACACTTAATTTAGGAAATTTCCAAAGTCTTAGGATTGATATAGGAATTACAGATTTTGTTCGTAGTGGAGAAAATACAGATCAAGCTCTTGATAGAGTTTATGAATTTGTAGAAAATAAAGTTATTCAGAAAGTAGAAGAAGCCAAAAAAGAACTAGAAGACTAGTGGCCGATAAGAAATATCGTTTTGCACTAATATCCAGATATAAGAGTTTGATAAAAAAAAGAAACTTAGATGACGAGAATATAAATCTTCATATTCAGCAGTGGGCTTCAGACTCACTAATCGAATCTTATGGCATGGAGAAGTGCTACGATTTACTCGAGTATTACGTTAGGGTTTCTGCACATCCAAATTGGAAGTGGTTTACAAATAATGCTGACAAGGTGTATGATGCAAAAACAATTAAAGAAAATGATGATAGAACAAGAGAGCTCCTAAGGTCACAGGCAAAAGAATGGTTGGATAAATAGTGTTAGATTTAGAAGCAAGGGTAATTTCTGCTGTTTTAAAAGATAAGCAGATACATGTTTTATTTCAAGCAAATCCTGATGCGCTATTTAGAACACATAAAGATGTTTGGGACTTTGTTAAAAATTATTATGAGCAAAATTCAACAGTTCCAACACAATCGTTATTGGTAGAAAAGTTTAGAGATTTTTCACCAGAGGGTGAAGTTGGAACTACAAAGCATCATCTTGAAGAGCTTAGAACTAAATATTTAGAAGATAATCTTAAGAATATTTTGATGGAAGGTGCTAAACAATTAAATAATCATCAACCAATTGAAGCTTTGAATACTGTTATATCAAAGACTTCAGATTTGAAAAGACTTAGTGCAAATGTAAGAGATATTGATGCAACAGACATTGAAGATGCCTCTGCACACTTTACTTTAATTAAGGAGTTAAATGAACAAGGTATTCATGGTATTAAAACTAATCTTGCAGGTTTCGATAATTATCTTCCTGCTGGGATTACTGCTGGCCAGTTTGGTATTCTACTTGCCTATCCAGCTATTGGTAAGTCTTGGCTCGCTATTTTTATGGCCGTTCAAGCGTGGAAGTCAGGAAAAGTTCCGCTAGTTATTTCTCTTGAAATGACAGAAAAAGAAGTTCGTAATCGTGTTTATACAATTATGGGAGATGGAATGTTCTCTCATAGAAGATTGAGTTCTGGATTAATTGATGTTGAAGGATTCGAGGTGTGGGCTAATCAGCACTTAAAAGACAAGCCTCCGTTTTATATAGTTTCTAGCGATGGTCTTGGAGAAGTTTCTCCCTCTATAATTAGAGGAAAGATTGATCAATATTCTCCAGATGTTGTTTTTGTTGATTACATTCAACTCATGCAACCAAATAGTCAAACTGATAATGAAGTTGTAAAGATTAAGAATATCTCCAGAGAGTTAAAAGTGTTAGCCGTTTCATCAGAAGTTCCAATCATAGCTATTGCCTCAGCAACACCAAGTGATGCAACAGATATGGAGAGCGTTCCGTCACTTGGACAGGTCGCTTGGTCTAAGCAGTTAGCGTACGATGCTGACTGGGTCTTAGCCCTGGGACGTGCTGGTGGCAGTACAATTCTTGAATGTGTATTTAGAAAGAACCGACATGGATTCTGTGGAGAGTTTATGATTGATATTGATTTCGATAGCGGTAGATTTATTTACAAGGACTTGTAAAAACAAGTTAATTACTTTGATATAATTAAAGTATGTACGCTCATAAGTCAATAAAAAGATTTAGCCTTGATGGTGAAATTTATGATGATTCTCACATCGTTAGACTTAAAGAGCAGTACTACTCTATGATTGTTATGGGAATGAGATCTGATGGATATGTCCCAAGATATGATATTGACACAGACTTTACAATAAGCTATAATGGTAAGACATTCGATTTTGAAATATCGATATACGGTATATATGTAGGAAAGAGAACGGCAGAATGTATAGTGGGAATAAACAAAAACAAGCCAGTCATGGCTACTTCTACTCAGAAGATCAAATCAAAAGAAGTCTGCTAACCGCAGGTATTGATGTAGTCTATGAAGTAGAAAGTGACTTTATAATTTTTTGTCCCTATCATAATAATTATAGATCTCCTGCTGCAGAAATATCAAAAGAAAGCGGATTATTCTACTGCTTTGGATGTCAAGAATCTCATTCACTAATTGAAGTTATTATGTATGTAACCAAGAGATCATATTTTGAATCTGCAAGAATGGTTGATTCTAAATCAGAGAATGTAAACTTTCTTGAAAGTCTTGAATCAAAACTTGATACCAAGCCAGAATTTATAGAGTTTGATAATGATGTTATCCAGAGACTAAACCAGATGGCACTTGCCTCAAGAAGGGCTGCAGAATATTATTTAGGTCGGGGAATAACAAAAGATAGTGTTCAAAAATATCTACTTGGATATTCTGAAAATCAAGATATGGTTACAATACCAGTTCATTCTCCAGATGGAATATGTTTAGGATTTGTTGGAAGGTCTGTAGAGGGTAAGAAATTCAAGAATACTCCTGGACTACCAAAAGCAAAAACAATGTTTAATCTATTTAGAGCAAAGAGGTTTGACAAGGTATTTGTTGTTGAGTCAGCATTCGATGCAATACGCTTAGAACAGGCAGGAGCACACGCTGTAGCCACTTTGGGAGCTTCTGTGTCGGGAAAACAGAGGGAACTCTTAAAACAGTATTTTAACAATGTAATAGTTTTAGGAGACAACGATACTGCGGGAATAGAGATGGCTAAAAAGCTATGTAACATTCTTGGAACAAGTGCAATAAACGCAAAACTTCCAGAATCAGTAAAAGACGTATCAGAGTTATCAGAAGATGATTTAAAAAAGTTTACATCTCAATTTGATAACTTGATAGCAAATGTCTTACAGTAGTTTGACATCTATTAGTCATAATGGTATAATAGTAATAACTGTCCACATACAGGACGAAACATTGGGAGAAATAATATGGCAATTGTAAAAGGGCTAAAAAATATCGAAGCAATGCTCGATAGGCCAAAGTACGAAAATAGTGGTCCACGCATGACGTGGCTTAAGTTAGAAGATAGTCAAAGTATGTCAATTCGTTTTGTAAACGAACTTGATGCAGACTCACCAAGCTATGATGAAAACAATGGTCTTGCCATTGTAGTTTCAGAACACTCAAATCCAAAGGACTATAAGCGCAAGGCAGCATGTTCTGCCGAGAGCGAAGGCCGCTGCTTTGGTTGTGAAATGCATAGAAAAGATATGAAAGCTGGATGGAGATCCCGTCTACGCTTCTATATTAACGTTCTGGCTGATGACGGAGTAAATGATCCGTATATTGCAGTATGGAGCATGGGCGTAGCAAAGTCTGCAACATTTGACACAATTCGTGAATATGTTCAAGACTCACAGGCTCTTTCAAATATGACATGGAAGCTAAAGCGAAATGGCAAGGGAACAGAGACAACCTATATTCTAATCGGTGGTAAGCAAGACACAGAAAAGTTTGATTGGTCAAAATACGAGATTCCAAATCTTGAATCAGTTGTAAGAGAAATTCCTTATGCTGAACAAGAATCGTTCTTTCTTGGTTTTGACAATCCGTCTGTGTCAACTTCTGTAGATTGGTAATTGCAGTGGGGGAGAAATACTCCCCCACTCTTTTAATTGAAAGGTTAAAATGACTTACGTTCCACTTCATGTACACACTCACTACTCCCTAATGGATGGAGTTGCGACACCAGAAGAATATGCAAAACGTGCTTCTGAGATTGGACTATCTGCTATTGCAGTAACAGACCACGGCGTTCTGTCGGGCCATAGACCAATGTATAGGGCTGCAAAAGCAAATGGAATAAAGCCTATATTGGGCATTGAAGGCTATATCACAGCAGATAGATTTGACACAAGAGATAAATCTGAAAGAACTGATCCATTAGACATGGTTTATAACCACATAGTTCTTCTTGCAAAAAATGATAAAGGTTTGGAAAATTTAAATAAGTTAAATGAGTTAGCTTGGACTGAAGGATATTACAGAAAGCCAAGAATTGACTTTGAAATTTTAGAAAAATATAAAGAGGGAATTATAGTATTGTCAGCCTGTATGAGTGGGCTTCTTGCTAAAGCAATTGAGCATAAAGAATATGCTGCTGCAAAAAAACTAATGACTTGGTTCAAAGAAAACTTTGGGGATGACTTTTATGTTGAGCTTATGCCACATAATCCTGCGGAACTAAATAAAGAATTATTAGAAATGGCTGACACCTACGATGTCAAGCCAGTAGTAACACCTGATTGCCACCACTCTGACAAGAGTCAAAAAGTAATCCAGGAAATGATGCTACTTCTTAATACCCATGCAAAGGTTAAGAAAGATACAACTTTTGAAAAGGCTTCAAAGATTGAAGACCCAATGAAAAGACTTGACTATTTATATGGGGAAGATAGAATGATGAGTTTTAGAACATTTGATATTCACCTATTGTCTTATGAAGAAATTAAAACTGCCATGCAAAATCAGGGAATCAAGCGTGAAGATATCTATGAAAATACTGTTGAGATTGCAAACAAGGTTGAAGAATATACAATTCATAGTGGGCTCGAACTTCTTCCAATAAATGTTGAAGATCCAGATCAAGAACTTATGGCACTTGCTTATAGAGGAATAAATCTAAAGGGATTCTCTGAAAATAAAGAATATTTAGATAGATTAGATTTAGAACTTAGTGTTATTAAGTCAAAAAACTTTTCACCATATTTCTTAGTTGTTAATAATATGATTAGTTGGGCAAAAGAGCAAGGCATTATGGTTGGTCCAGGTCGAGGTAGTGCTGCAGGTTCTTTGGTATGCTATGCACTTGGAATTACAGATATTGATCCTATTGAATATGGATTGCTTTTCTTTAGATTTATAAGTGGTGACCAGGCTAAGTGGGAAAGTTTTTCAGGTTTTGATTTGGCCATTTGATGAATGTGTGATATACTTAAATTATGAAAAGATGTCCCCTATGCGGAATTACTAAAGATTTTTCAGAGTATCACAGAAGCTCTAAGACATCTAATGGTGTTCAGGGTCATTGTAAAGAGTGTAAGAAGGTCCTGTCAAAAAAATATGAAGCAACTAGAAGCAAGGAAAAAAAGAGTGAGTACGGGAAAGCTCGCTGGCAAAAAGTAAGAGGTGACCCCGTTTATTTAAAAAAGCATAAAGAATGGCGTGATCGAAATCCCGAAAGAATAAAAGAGACTCTAGCAATATATAGGAAAAAGAATAGGGTTCAGCTACTCGCTCACAGGAGTAATCAAAAGTGTAGGAATAAGGGTTATCCTGGTATACTAAGCGTGAAAGAGTGGGAAGCGGCACTACAATTAACAAAGTATCTATGCATTGCCTGTGAAGAAGTTTTTGCAGATAGTGTAGACCATGTAATTCCATTGATTAATGGGGGCCATAACGCCTATGACAATATACAGCCAATGTGCCTGAGGTGCAACTTAAAGAAAGGTAGAAGACATGTCGATTTTAGACCTGAAGGATTTAGTGAGTCAATCAAAGAGATCTGTTCTAGATGATTCGTGGGTAGTTGACGAGATATGTGCAATAAATAATCTTAAAATTGAAGATCTATATCTGAAGCATGTTGGTAAAGAAAAGGTATCTAACAAGATTTCTTCTTCAGTTGCATACTTGATTGGGATAACAGATGAAGAACCAAAGACCTATCCTGTAGGCTTAGAGGTTTATCATGGCCGCGAGGACTTCCCAGACATAGATACTGACTTTGCAGATGATAGGCGAGAAGAAGTAAAGTCATATCTTGAACGGGAATATAAAAATGTTGCATCTATTGCTACATTCTTAGAATTTAAAGAAAAGGGTGTTGTAAGAGATGTTGCCAGAGCATTTAACATCCCTCTTAATGATGTGAATAAAGTTTTGAAGAGTGTTGACACTTGGGAAGACTTTACAAGATCAGCAGGAGCACAATGGTTTAGAATGAAATACCCTGAAATTGTTAAATATGGTGAGCAACTTAGAGGAAGAATCCGTGGAACTGGAATCCATGCTGCAGGAGTTGTTACTGCAAAGGATGAAATTTTTAAATATGCACCACTTGAAACACGGGTAGCCCCAGGTAGTAAGAAAAGAATTCCAGTAGTCGCAGTTGATATGGAAGAAGCTGCTGAAATTGGACTTATTAAACTTGATATTCTTGGTCTAAAAACATTGACTGTAATTGATCAGACTATTAAAACAATTAAAGAACGTCACGGAATAGATATTGATCTAAAGGCAATACCCCTAAATGACAGAAAAGTATTTGAAATGCTGTCTGAGGGGCGTACTAAGGGTGTCTTCCAGTGTGAGGCAAGGCCTTATACAAATCTTTTGATTAAGTTGAGGGTTAATAACTTTGATGAATTAGTTGCATCCAATGCTCTTGTTAGACCAGGTGCTATGAATACCATTGGAAAATCATACATTGCCCGTAAGCATGGCAAGGAGATGGTGGAATATATTCATCCGTCTATGAATGATTATTTGAAAGATACCTATGGATGTGTTTTGTATCAGGAGCAAGTAATGCAAGCGTGTGTTATTCTCGGTGGCATGACAATGGTTGAGGCGGACAAGGTTCGTAAGATTATTGGAAAGAAAAAGGATGCCAAAGAGTTTGACCTCTTTAAAGATAAGTTTATTAACAATGCAGAAAAGCATATCGGAATTAGGGCAACAAAGTTATGGCACGATTTCGAGGCTCATGCAGGATATTCCTTTAACAAGTCTCACGCTGTCGCATACTCAACGCTATCCTATTGGACTGCTTGGCTTAAGCAATACTACCCAATCGAATTTATATTCTCAATTCTAAAGAGTGAGAAAGATAGCGATACCCGTACAGAATATTTAATTGAGGCAAAGCGCATGGGAATCTCGTTAAAGCTTCCACATATCAATGAGTCAGATTCAGACTTCAAAATTGAGGGCAATGGCATTAGATTTGGCCTTGCTGCAATCAAGTGGCTATCTGACGGAGTTGCCAAGAAGATTATTTCAGGTAGACCGTTTCAGTCGAAGCAAGAGTTCCAAGACTTCTCTCATGAAAAGGCAAGTGGAATTAGTTCAAGAGCAGTCGAAGCACTTGATTCAATTGGCGCATTAACATTTGCAGATAATCCGAGGGATGAAGAAAGGGTAAGAGAAAATCTTTATGAGTATCTTAATCTACCTGAATTGAATACAAGCATTCCTCAACACTATTATGCTTATGTAAGTTTGATAGAAGAATTTGATGAAGAAAATGTATTTGTTCTTCTTGGCATTGCAAAAAATATTAAGCGTGGTAAAGGTTGGTCAAGAGTAGAAATTATGGACTCAACTGGAGTAGTCGGAATATTTGATGAAGAAGAGACTAAAATTGAGCCTGGAAGAACATATTTAATTCTTGCAGGTGCAAATAGAATCTCTGAAGCAATTCCAGTTGATGAATTAAAAGAGCATAAAGATAGTCCTCTTATTAAGTTTTTAAACTATAAGCAAGTCCCATTTGCAAATGATGAGCACTTTGTGCTATCATTTACTCCAAGGGTTACTAAGGCTGGAAAAAGAATGGCTAATATGATTGTTGCTAATAGTTCAAGAGAGATGATTGCTGCAATGGTATTTCCAACAATGTTCTCGACTGGGTACATGAAGTGTCAGCCAGGTAGCGTGGCAAAGATTAATTTTGGAAAGACAAAAGAAGGAACTACTACACTAATGGAGGTATTATAAATGGCTATTGTAATTGACGAGTTTGCGGCAGTGATTCACGCAAATGCAAGAGATAAGGGATTCTGGGATGATAATAACGGAACAATTTTCTATCTAAAACAGCTTGCGATGGTGCACTCAGAAGTGTCTGAGGTACTCGAGGCAATACGCAAGGAGAAGGGTGACGAGCAGGTAGTGGAAGAACTAGCCGACATCGTTATTAGAGTCTTAGACCTATATGCTGGTTTAGTTAGAGATAAATATACAAATATATCTTTAGAAGAATCTTTGAAAAGAAAAGTTTCAAAGAATATAGAACGTCCAAAGATGCATGGGGTTTTAGCATGACAAAGATAGACCTTGATGAATTTTTATCTCAACTTGATCCAAAATTACGAAAGAAGATTACAAGTGGAGCTACTATCGAAATTACTAAGCAAAAGACTCCAAGTATTAGTTTAAACAATGCTCTAAAAGGTGGGCTGGCCTATGGTCGACAAGTGCTTGTTTGGGGAAACAAGTCTGCTGGCAAGTCATCATTTTGTTTGCAGATGATTGCCGATGCACAAAAAGAGGGAAAGATTTGTGCTTGGATTGATGCTGAGGCATCATTTGATCCAGAATGGGCAAGAAAACTTGGGGTAGATGTTGAACAATTAATTTATTCAAATGCCAGAAGTATTAATGAAATGGTTGATGTTGGTGTACAACTTATGAAAGCTGGAGTTGATATTCTAATAGTTGATTCCATATCTGCACTACTTCCTGCAATTTACTTTGAAAAAGATTCTGAAGAATTAAAACAATTAGAAAATACAAAACAAATTGGTGCTGAAGCAAGAGATATGACAAATGCAGTCAAGATGCTTAACTATTCTAATAATAATGAGAAGCCAACACTTCTTATCTTAATATCTCAGCAACGTAATAATATCGGTGCAATGTTTGCAAGTCATCAGCCGACTGGTGGTCATGCTGTTAAGTTCTTCAGTAGCACAATTATAAAACTATGGTCAAGCGAATCAGATAATCAGGCAATTAAAGGCAAGATTGTTTCTGGAGATAAGATTATAGAATCTAAAATTGGTCGTGTAGTTAATTGGCATATTGATTTTAATAAAACTGGTCCAGCATTTGTTGCAGGTTCTTACGATTTCTATTTCGATGGAGACGGAGAGATGGGCGTAGACAAGGTAGCAGATTTAGTTGATACCGCAGAGCTGGTTGGAGCAATTAAAAAGGGCGGAGCCTGGTATACCATTGGAGAAGAAAAACTCCAGGGTAGAGAAAGCGTTATTAAATGGCTTAGAGAAGATCCAAAAAGAATAGTAGAGTTAGAGGCAAAAGTAAATGTCTAAAGTAAATATTAATGTCAAGGGGTACTGATGAGTGAACGTGCTGAATTAAAGAGAGCAGGGCTAAAGGCTCACAAGAACTCTGGAAGAGGTGCTGTCAAAGCTGACGGTAGCGATGACGAGTTCGTAGTAGACGTTAAGGAATACTCTAAAAGTTTTTCCATTAGCCAAGATAATTGGGCAAAGATTGTGACAGACACGTTGAAAGTAGATCGGTCAAAGAATCCAGCACTAATGTTAGTAATTGGTGAGGGAAGTAAAAAAGTCAGACTCGCTGTAATTGAATGGGAAGTCTTTGAAGAATTGAGGAATAATGGAAACAACAGTTGAGTTATTAAATCAGGTGAATGGTTTTAATGAAATATCTGAGCATATGAAAGACGAAGAGCTAACTCATGCTCTTGCACTTATTGCAAAGCTAATTTCTAAGCCAGATATTCCAGCAGCAGTTGGCATCGAGTTGATTGTAAGACTACAATCGTACTCTGCAAAATTTGCAATGCTTGCTGCCTGGTATACTAATGTTAAGAAAGATGAAAGAGATAAAAAGAATATTTACTATTCAGCAGCAGCGGCAACCGAAAAGTTGGCTGACGCTTTAAAATATACAGTTAGGAACAGTCATGGCTAAGACCCTTATAAGCAAGTTAGTAGACAAACCAAAGAAGAGTGAGGAAAGTTTAATCAATAGTCAAGAAATTGTTGACAAGATTAAAGAAGGTTATGCCGCACAAAGAAAAGGTTCTTTTAAAAAGAGAGATAGTTTTACCCCGTCATCATTAACCTATGGTGCAGGAAAGTGTCCAAGATTTTGGTATCTTTGGTTTGAGGGCAACGAGGCAGAGTCTAAGACAGACTGGTTCTCAGTTGCAAATATGGATAGTGGTACAGATAGGCATGGACGTATTGAAAAAGCTATGGAACATGCTGGCATTCTGGTTACGAATGAAGAAAGATTGACCCACGATGATCCACCAATCTCAGGTAGAACTGATGCAGTTATTCGATGGAATGATATGGATATTCTTACTGAAATTAAAACATTAAATGAAGATTCATTTCATTATTTAAATGTTAAGGGTGAGCCAAGAAAATATCATGTTGAACAACTTCTAATCTATATGAAGATTCTTAAGAAGGGCTTTGCTTTTCTTCTATATGAATCAAAAAATAGTCATGAGATTTCTATGTTCCCGATCAAAATTAGTCAGCATTATAAAGATTTTATAAACTATTTCTTTGACTGGATGCGAGAAGTTAAGAAAGCGTCTGACGAAGGACTACTCCCAGAGAATCCATACCGTTCAAATTCTAAGGTCTGCAAGGGTTGTGATTTTCAGACAGCCTGTTATGCAAAACCAAAGGGTGATATTAAAATAAAGCCAAGGAAAGACCTTGACTAAATTTTGTAAATTTTGCGACATCCAATTTCAAAGTAACAATAAGAATCAAATCTATTGTTCCTCTGATTGTAGAGTAAACGCTACAAAAGAAAAGATTGTCAAAAGACACAAAATTTTACAAATAAAATCCCGTGCCAGTAGAAGTAGAAAGTGTGCGGGTGGTTGCGGAATAGAAATTAGTATCTATAACGACATTGGTTTTTGCAATATTTGTATGATGAGCAAAAGAAAGTTAGAACAAACACTGAAAGATATTAGGGGGTTCTTTGACTATGAGCAAACTTAGTTGGAAAGATGTTGGAAAGCCAAAAAGATTTATATCTGTAGATGCCTCTTCAACTTCAGTTGCATTTGCAATATTTGAAAATGATAATTTAGTAAAGTTTGGAAAAGTTAATTTTGTTGGCAACGACCACTATCAAAAAGCTGGAGATGCTTGTAAAAAACTTACTCCAATATTAAAAGATTTTAATGTTGAAGCTATGGTTATTGAAAACACTATATTTGCAAACTCTCCAAAGGTGTCTATGCAACTGGCTCTTGCACAAGGCGCAGTTGTTAGTGCAGCATATTTAAATGGTGTTAAAAATATCTATCCTTGTACACCAGTTGCTTGGCAGAACTGGATCGGAAACAAAGTGTTAACAAAAGAAGAAAAGTTTGTGCTAAGGAAAGACACCCCTGGAAAGTCAGAGTCCTGGTATAAAGGAAAAGAAAGAGAGTTCAGAAAAAATAGAACTATTAGACTTGTTAACATAGAGTTCATGACGGATGTAGACGATAACGATGTTGCAGATGCAATTGCTATTGGATGGTATTCAACAAAAAACTGGAATAAGATAACGAAACTTGACTTATAGATGAGATTATTATAAAATGAAAATGTACACCAATAAAAATTGGTTAACTAAAAGGTACTTGGTAGATAAAAAAACCCCAGAAGACATTGCAAAAGAGTGTGGAGTGTCTGCTGAAACTATCTATGTATATCTTGGTAAATTTGAATTAAAAAAGAGTAGGAGAAAGTAATGGCAGAATATAATTTACCAGACTATAAAAAGGGTTGGGTAAAAGATTTTGAAGACCTTTATGACTTATCTTTGAAAGCACCGTCTGGAGATAGTATTCTAAGAGAATGTTTGGAAATAGCAAATCTTTTAATTAGTAAGAATATCTCTTATGGTAGTGCTTTCAATAAGCCAATAAGTATTTTTAGTAATGCAAGTCCAAAAGAACAGATTCGTAGTAGAATTGATGATAAGCTAAATCGTATTAAAAATGGTAAAGAGTTTGGTACAGAAGATACTGTGCTTGATCTAATTGGATATCTTACCCTATATAGAATTTTGGAAAAAGAAAGTGATTAAAAGAAACAGGTCTAAGGTATTAGATCCATACATAAGAGAGTGTTCTATGATAACTACTTCTGGTCATTTGGTAGAGCAAGGAGACTTGATAAAGGTAGTTGGAGAACATGGAATGACTTTTAAGTTTATACAGCTATCAACAAATCCAAATAATGATAAGGTGTGGGTAGACTGTTATGAGTTACACAAAGGTGCTTCTGGACCGCAAAGATCGTTTGAATCTGATAGAATTAAGGTAGTAAAGAAAAGAGGTAAGCGTGTCAAACGAGGAAGTAGCACTAGTTAATCATTTAGACCTTGTAAACAAGGTTGCATCAGAGTACCTAAAAGGATCTGATACCTCAGATATTGCAAAAACATTGAGTCTCCCAAGACAAAGGGTTGTCGAACTCCTTACTGACTGGAGAGTAATGGCTGCAAACAATCAGGCAATCCATGCCAGAGCAAAAGAAGCCCTTGCAGGAGCAGACCAACACTTCTCATCTCTGATTAAAAAAGCATATGAGGTTATTGACTCTGCAGATGCAAGTGCAAATCTAACAGCAAAGACAACGTCTATTAAATTAATCGCAGACATTGAGGGCAAGAGACTTGAGATGTTACAAAAAGCAGGTCTTTTAGATAATCAAGAACTTGCTGATGAATTGTTAGAGACAGAGAGAAAGCAAGAAATTCTAATCTCTATTTTAAAGGAAGTGACATCTTCATGTGATTCCTGTCGTCCAAAGGTGTTGGCAAAATTATCACAAGTAAATGAAGGCGGAGTTGTTGTAATTGACAATTGATATTAGTGACTTCATGGAAGCACTTGACGAAAGTCCATTTGCAGAATTTCCAGTAGATGTCAGAACATTCGTCATGGGAGACCATTATCTAAAGCAACCACCACTTTCTGAATACCAATATGTGCTTGTCGAATGTATGAGTCAAATTTATTTAGAAAAAGATCTGGCAAGATTCATGGGAGCTGAAAAAGCTTCAGAACATTATAGAAAATATACCAAGAGTGAGGTTATCCTCATGTGCGGAAAAGGATCAGGAAAAGATTTTACTTCTACAGTAGGAACTGCCTATCTTGTTTACAAACTTCTTTGTTTAAAAGATCCATCAAGATATTTTGGAAAGCCAACAGATGATGCTATCGACTTAATGAATGTTGCAATCAATGCTAAACAGGCCAAGAATGTTTTCTTCAAAGGATTCCGTTCAAAGATTGTAAACTCACCCTGGTTTGCGGGCAAGTATGATTCAAAAATGGATACTATTGAGTTTGATAAATCTATTACTGTCTATTCTGGTCACTCAGAAAGAGAGTCTGCAGAAGGACTAAACTTGATGCTGGCAGTACTTGATGAGATTTCTGGTTTTGCTATGGAATCTATTGCAGGAAATGATAATGCTAAGACTGCTGATAATATTTATAAAGCCTTTAGAGGATCTGTTGATTCTCGTTTTCCAGATTTTGGAAAAGTAATCTTGCTATCATTCCCTCGATTCAAGGGAGACTTTATTTCGCAAAGGTATGATGAAGTAATTGCAGAAAAAGAAACAATAGTTAGAAAACATGAGTTTATAATTAATCCAACACTATCTGAAGAGGATCCTTCTAATAAGTTTGAGATTGAATGGGAAGAAGATAATATTGAATCATATAAATACCCTGGAGTATTTGCACTAAGAAGAACTACATGGAATATGAATCCAACAAGAAGTATTGAAGATTTTAAGATTTCATTTTTTACAGATCCAATAGATGCTCTCATGCGTTTTGCATGTATGGCAACAACTTCCTCAGATGCATTCTTTAAGAATAGAGAAAAACTACAAAAGGCTTTTCAAAAGCATAACCCAATCGATGTTGGAAAAAGACTTGAAGAGTCGTTCACACCAGATCCTGAAGCGGTATACTATGTCCACGCTGACCTTGCACAAAAGCATGACAAGTGTGCAGTTGCAATTGGGCACGTTGACAAATGGGTAAAGGTACAATCTTTTAATGACTATGAACAGATAGTTCCATTTGTTATAGTAGATGCAATTGTTTATTGGGAGCCTCGTAAAGAAGGTCCAGTAGATTTATCAGAGGTAAAAAACTGGATCATTGATTTAAAAAGAAAAGGCTTTAATTTAGGGCTTGTAACATTTGATAGATGGAACTCTTTTGATATTCAAAGAGATCTTAAGAGTGTTGGAATTAATACAGAGACGTTGTCTGTTGCTAAGAAACACTATGAAGATTTATCGATGCTTGTATATGAAGAAAGAGTTATTCTTCCACAAATAGACTTATTACTTGAAGAACTTCAAGAGTTGAGAATTATGAATAATAATAAAGTTGATCACCCTCGTAAAAAATCTAAGGATTTAGCTGACGCTATGTGTGGGGCAGTGTATAATGCAATCAGCCATACAAGAAGAGAGAAAATCCAGGAAGTAGATGTACATACATGGTCATCATCTAAGCTTGACAAGAAGGATGAAAATGTGGTAAAATCTAAGCCTGAGATGACAGAAGATATTAGAATGTTTTTAGATAGTTTTAAACTAGTTTAGTAGAAATGGCAAAGCCTTGAAAGAATACTTAGAAAATAATGACATCTGTTTTGATGATATCTTAATGGTTCCTCAATATTCAGAAGTTGTTAGTAGAAGTTCTGTTGATTTAAAAATGCTAGTAGCAAGATCTTGCTGGTTAGATTTTCCAGTAATTGCGTCCCCTATGGATACCGTTTGTGAGACTGAGATGGCATCTGCTATGGCATACGCAGGAGGGATGGGAATTATCCATAGATTTATGTCTGTTAAAAGACAGCTTGCGATGGTAGAAGAAGCTTCAGAATTAGGACTTGTTGCAGTAGGTGCAGCAATTTCATCTACATTTACTGAAGAGCAAGTAAGAAAACTTATAAATGCTGGGGCATCATTGTTACTAATTGATTCAGCTAATGGTCATAGTAAGATGGTGATAGATGCAACAAAAAGGCTAAAAGATGTTGTTGGACATAGTGTATCTATCATGTCTGGGAATGTTTCTACAGTAGCAGGATATCTCGCACTAAGCGATGCTGGCGCAGACTCTATTAGAGTAGGTATAGGTGGTGGCAGCATGTGCACAACGAGGATTGTGTCAGGACATGGTGTTCCAACACTGTCTTCAATTATAAACATCCGACAGGCAAGAGATAAGTTTAGCTTAAGTGCTGGAATCGTTGCTGATGGTGGCATACGCAATACTGGAGATATGATCAAGGCTTTTGCAGCAGGAGCAGACTCAGTTATGCTTGGATCGATGCTGGCAGGTACAGACGAATCTCCAGGGTCTATATATATGAATGGTAATAAAAAATATAAATCATTTAGAGGTATGGCAAGCAAAGAAGCTAATAAAACAAAAGATATTGCAGTTGCAGAAGGAGTTTCAGGAATGATTCCACATAAAGGTCCTGTTGCTAATATCATTAAAGATATAAAGGGTGGTCTTGGAAGTGGATGTTCTTATTCTGGAGTAGACTCCTTGTCTCACTTATATCAAGAGTCTATGTATATTAGAGTATCTCCATTGACAGTAAAAGAATCGATGCCACATGGAATACAATGAAGAATTTTATGAGGAAGAATTGTCAGAAACTATTGAACATTTAATTAAATTAGGGGCTCTAGAAATTTTTGGATATGATTCAATATCGGACACATTTACTTATCAGATAACTCCACAGTGTAAAGAGATGTATCCAGAATTTTATTACTCACACTACGAAGCTCTGGGTGAAATAGCAAAAGGTCTTTGGATGCAAGACATAGTTGAGGTTGATTTTACCGAGGGAGAGACTTCTGTCTCAGTAACGCTGGAACAAATTGATTATATACAAGAGAATATTCTTACCTTTACTGATGATGAAAGATTTTTTCTTGAAGCAATTTTAAGTCGTTACAATCAAAAATAAGATATAATAGATGTATAGAACTATTGGAGGCTAAAAATGGAAAGTCTTTCTCCGTTGCAAAAAATGTCAGGGTGCTTGATAGCAATCAATTTATTTGCAATAAACTTAATCGTTTTAATAACATGCTTAATTCAAAAATATAAAGAAGAAGAATTCCCAGTAGGATTTAGGGCATACACAAGACAAAGTCAGGTATCTAAAATTTTAGATAATGGATCTGTAAAGGTTGCCATTAGAGATAATAAGGCCTACTGGTCTATAGAAAATATACTATACAAAGCAGATATAGATAAAGATGGGAAGATTCTTAATCAAGATGCCGAAAGGGTAGACGTTTTTAGTCTCTCAGAAAAAGAAGTCACTGCCTTGGTATCAGTAATCGATAGCCTAAATAGCTAATGTAAGTTGACATTTGTCACAGAAGAATGTATAATATACATAGAGAGAAAAGAGTTATGATGGTTATTGTAGTTGAGGGAACAAAGATGTTCTCTGATTATGAAGTTTTTATGAGAGCAATGGGTGTGGCTTTGTCAACACCAAATGAGGATAGTGAAATTCAGGTATGGAGTCTTGGTCCACATAAGATTAATAACTTCACTGCTGGATTTTGTAATACCTCAGAAGATTATTTAAAGGGTAAAGGCTTTAAATTATCTTTCTCTAAAACTACTGAACAATGGGTAAGGCAAAATATTGAACATATTACATACTACGCATATTTCAGTCTACCAAAAGAGCCGTTGTCAAAATTTGCAACGCACATGAAGCACCAAGAGGGTGTAGAAGTAGGAATATTTAGATATTAAATGAGTCTAACAATATGGTCTTTAGTGATCTTCGCAACATACGCACTATTCTATCTATCAATGTTTATTGCAGTTACCTTTAAAATAAGTGTAGCAAAAATTGCAGCGATGATATCCTTTTGGATAATAAATCAAGTAGCAATACTCTGGTACGGACTGGCAACAAATCAAATAGGATTTGTCTTAATGTTCATATTTCAATTCATCATTACATTTGTAACAGTTATCATTAGTACAGGAAGGTCTATGAATGAAAATATCTGATTTGCAAGAAATGGAGTCAATAGTAAGTAAAAGCTCCTTTCTTGGATGGGAAGGTTGGAATGTAATATTCCTTCAAGAAGATGACAGTTTTAGTTTAAAGAATGATGCAGCTTTTGTCAATTCTAAATGGCATAAGAAACTTGTGTTTAAAAATCATAATGGGTCTTGGGATATTCCAGATTCTATATTAAGGAAGGGCGATGTACAAGTTCGATGAAAAAGCATCCTGTCTTAATATGGATACCAACTTGTTTTTTGATCAATATGAAGAAGACAAGGAAGTCTCAAAGAAAGTAGACCTATTATGTATAAGTTGTCCAGCACAAAGACAGTGCCTCGCTTACGGAGTTAGTAATTCTGAGTGGGGTGTGTGGGGCGGCGTTTATTTAGAGGGCGGAAAGATATCTAAAGAATTTAATAGTCATAAAGAAAAAACAGACTGGTTTGATATCTGGTCTGGAATGACAATGGAAAAAGAATAATGTATACATCGAATATGAAAAAGGCGGTACATTCAATAAAACCACCTGCAGATTTTCATATGGATATAGTTGACTATGATAAATTCCTTGGTATTCAATTCTATGAAAGTCATTGGAGACATTTGTCTGATGCAGAAAGACTTACTCGCATAAAATATATGATGGGTATAAGAGAAATACTGGAGAAATTGGGAGCACAAGTAACGTTCGACCCAATTCTCGACATAACCTACCCTAACAAGTAGAGAAAAGAGAAGAAAGAAATGGCAACACAAATAACAGTTATAGGAAATTTGGTAAAAGACCCCGAGCTAAAAGATCTGGGAAATGGCAAAGTTCTAACAAAGCTACGGCTAGCAAGTACAGAAAGATTTCAAGATGCCAGCGGCACATGGGTTGATGGCGATACAGCCTTCTATGATGTTGTATGCTGGAGAACATTGGCAGAAAATGTTTCTAAGAACTTGTCAAAGGGCAATAAGGTAATTGTTCACGGCAAATTGAAGTATCGTGAATTTGACCGCAAGGACGGAACTCGAGGAAATGCCTTTGAGATCGATGCAAGCGATATTGGACAATCATTATCAATCAAGGCTGGCACTTTTAATAAGGCCAGTAATGTTGTGAACAACATTGTCTCTGTTGACAACGAACTGCCTGATGTTTGGGCTTAATAGTTAAGGGATGCCCCCCGAAAGGGGGGCATTTCCATATATTGACAAATAGCTAAAATTCTGGTATTATAGAGATATGCCAGTTTACATCTATTCATGCAAAGTGTGTGAAGAAGATAAAGAGTTGGTAAAAGGAATGAAAGACCCTGACCCACATTCGTGTCCTGACTGTGGTGGCAGAATTAAAAGAGTATTTAATGTAAGTGGAATTCACTTCAAAGGAAAAGGATTTTATACAACTGGTGGCTAAACAGAGAAAAGTATCAGCACCAATACCAGCATATGGAATAGTTGAAACTGTAAAATTTAGTTGGTGTGGCGTAACAGAAAAAAAAGAAAGTCACAAAATATGTAAGAAACAATTTCATAGCGAATTAACAAACAAATTATACAAATGTGCATGTAAATGTCATAAGGAGTAATAATGAATAAGGAACAATTAGAGGAGATATTCTCTTCTATGGATGAAGAAATCCTGACTATAGACGGGTTTGACGAAGCCTTTATTGGATTCTCCCAGAGATGTGGGCAGTTAAGGCTGGCTAACTACTCCCTGTCAGGCATGATAAAAGTTCTTGTTGACCGTGATGGTATGGATGAAGACGAAGCCCTTGAATATATAGGTTATAATTGTATTGGTGCCTGGCTGGGCGAATATACTCCAAATATCATAGAGGATGAGTATTGAAATGACTGACAAAAAAGAAGTATTTAACGAATGTTATATGTGTGAAGAAAGCTTTATAGATATCTTAGATTTAATTAATCATATTAGAACGATGCACAAAGGACAAGTTGGAGCATACTGCTAATGTTTAAGACAGTTGAATATTTCGAGGGAACGATATTAAAACTATCCCAGAAAATAAGTGATATCTATGATCTTCATAAAGAAGAAGATGGATATTGTGTCATTTGTCATAGAAGTGGATATCAAGAATATCCTTGCCAAACGATTAAACTATTAGATAGAGATTAGAAATGCACTACACAGAAAATGTTTAGTAAGAAAAGAATCCGTGAGTTAGAAGCACAAGTGGAACGTGTAGAACAACTGCACCAGAAATGACAAGTGATTAAGAGACACCACGCAATTCAAGGCGGACTGACATTAAAGGAACTTATCTAAACCTATAACTCATACGTTAAAAGGTATAGGAAACAGCGAAAGCCTATAAAGAGGGAACAAAAGGTGGGGGGTATAGAGGGTAGTGAGGGAACTGGTTGCAGAGTAGCGTAGAACATGGTTGTAAATGGCTACTAATGCCGAAAAAAAGAATGGATGGAGAAATAAAATGCCACTACATATAGCTGTTAAATTAAATGACATTCTGCTACATGAAATTCATATTGGTAGGCACGAAGGCGGAACTGATGAAAATGATATTAATACCTATCTTGTAGTTCAAGGGGAAGAGCCTCTGTGGGTTCAGAACTGGTTAGATCGGGGATTGATGTTCAAGCACCGTTATGGTGATGGTGCAAATATCTGTATTATGAAAGCTATACAAGCCTTGGAGTTAGAATGAATGAACAAGAATTAAGAGTTGTAAATAAGACAGCCTCCTATGACATTGCAGAAGATTTAGACATTACTTTAATATCAGAATATGCAATAAATGTTATTAAATTAGATCCGATGTTAATTGGAGAGCCATTTATAGAAATTATTCCAGGATGTCCAATGGGATTTGCCAAACTAAAATTAATAGTAAGATATAATGTAGTAAAACCAAGTATTTTTGATAAGGTTAAAATGTTTATATTTAGAGTTAACTTGACAGATACCATTGACAGAATGAGAGGGGAATCAAATGGAATTTAAAAAGGAAAGAGAAGTAACTAAAGGACTATTGGTTAGCTGGGTAGCAGATCAGGCTATGAATTTATCTTCTTGGATATCAAAAGTTGCAAACCCATACGCAGAAATGTATACTGCGGTTTGGGATGATTATGAAGATGATGAAGAGGATGAAGAGGATAAACTAACTGTGTCACACAATCAAATGACAATATCGGATGAATATGTGTGATGACATTTACTACTATCGAGATCAGGTAAAAGAATTAACTTATACTACTGATTTTATTAGACAAAATACTTTAAGAACAGTTATCCACAAGCTTGAATGGTTAAAAGATTCGAGAGATGCCGTAGGCTCACATACATACGAAATAAAAATGTGTATAGACATCATAAGGGGAATGTTAGAATAGAAATATGAAAATTTGTAGCACATGCAAAGTCTTAAAATCTTTTGATAGCTTTCACAAAGACAAAAGGAATAATAGTGGTCTTAAGAGCTCTTGTAAAAGTTGTGTAAAGATTTATAAAAAACAATACGACTTGGAAAATGCCGAAAACATAAAGATTTATGACAAGCAATATTATTTAGAAAATATTGATAGCAAAAGGGCTTATTACAAGCGGTATTACATAGAAAATATTGATATGATAAAAGAGCAAAAGAAGCGATACAGATTAGAAAATATTGATAAGTTCAAACAGTATCGATTAGATCATGCTGAAAATAAAAAGATTTATAACAAGCAATATCATTTAGAAAATGTTGATAGCAAAAGGGCTTATTACAAGCAGTATCGCCTAAACAACGCTGATGAGATGAGAAATAACAATGCCAAGCGCAGAGCACAAAAACTTAATAATGGTACATACAAAATATCTAAGAAAGAACTAGTAAGGCTTTATAATTCACCATGTTTCTACTGTGGATCAGGAGAAAATGTTGAGGCAGATCATGTTGTGCCAATAAGCAGGGGTGGCCAGCACTCAATTGGCAACCTTGTCCCAGCTTGTAGAGCCTGTAATAGAAGTAAACACAATAAACTATTAATAGAATGGAAAAAATGAATATGAAAACACAAGAAAAGGTGCCAAAATACTACACAGTAGATGAATTTGTAAAGATTTATTCAGAATCTTTAAAAGTATATTTATCTGCCAGAATAACTGGTCCAGATCCTTCTCATGTAGTGGATCTTGCTACTGAGAATGCCGCATTTGCAGAAGCATTTTATATCATAGCGGAGAGTGTATAGTATATGATTTTAAATAAGATGATAAAATATGCTGGAGTTATGGGCATGGACGTAGATGAATTAATGGAATTATCAGTTCTCGATGCTATGGTTAAGATTGAAGAGACTCGGTTAATGTGGGTCAGATTGAAAGAAGACGTTGAGAAGACTTAAGGTATAATAGAATATATGAGTAAATTAATAAATATAAAAGTTATAGGCTGCGGTGGTGGCGGTGTTAATGCTGTCAACGGTATGATTGAAGCAGGACTTTCTGGAGTTGAGTTCATTGCTATCAATACTGATATACAAGCATTGATGCCAAGTTTCGCTGATGTAAAAATAGACATTGGGAGAGAAAGAACTGGTGGACTTGGAGCTGGTTCAAATCCTGAAATTGGAAGACTTTCTGCAAAAGATAGTGTTGATCAATTAAAAGAAGTTGTTGAAGGCGCAGATGTAGTATTTGTTACTGCGGGAATGGGTGGCGGAACTGGAACAGGGTCTGCACCAGTAGTTGCAAAATGTGCAAAATCTACAGGAGCTCTTACAATTGGAGTTGTTACAAAACCATTTTCATTTGAAGGGAAAGTAAGAATGGCTTTTGCTCTTGAAGGTATTGCTAATCTTAAAAATGAAGTAGATACTCTAATAACTATACCAAATGAGAATTTAATTGCTATGCTTGATCCAGACATTACTATGGAAGATGCTTTTAAAGAGGCTGACAATGTTTTGTTAAAGGCTGTAGCATGTATATCAGATTTAGTAACAACCCCTGGAAAAATAAATATTGACTTTGCTGATATTAGAAAGATTATGAAAGATGCTGGTACGGCGTTTATGGGTATTGGCTATGCAGAAGGCGAAGATCGTGCTGAAAAAGCTGGTAATCAAGCAATTACAAGTCCAATATTAGAGATAGATTTAAATGGTGCTACTGGAGTTCTTATTTCAATTGCAGGTTCAACAGATATAAAATTATCAGAAGTTAATCATATTGCAACTCTTGTATCAAATAAGGCACATGAGGATGCAACTATTATATTTGGAACAGTTGATGATGAGTCGCTTGGTGAAGGAATCTTAGTAACAGTTGTCGCAACTGGATTCGACAGATAGCATAATGGCTCATTTGGAACAGAAAGTCTATTTTATAAAAATAAAATCTATGTTTCCTGATAGTTTTAACAACACCTCTGTTGTGGAGATAGGGTCTCTAAATATAAATGGAACAGTAAGAGACCTGTTTACAAATTCAAAAAGGTATGTAGGAATAGATTTAGAAAATGGTCCTGGGGTTGACGTAGTATGTGAAGGAAAAAAATTTTACGAACCAGACAATACATTTGACACCTCTATATCTTCTGAATGCTTTGAGCACAATCCTTACTGGGAAGAAACTTTTGTAAACATGCATAGAATTACAAAACCTGGAGGCTTGGTTACATTCACATGCGCTTCAAACGGAAGAGGGGAGCATGGAACCTCAAGATCTGCCCCAGAATGTTCACCTTTTACCATAAATGCGGGATGGGAATATTATAAAAATTTAAATGAAAAAGACTTCGAAAAAGTAATGAAGGAAATAAGTTTCTCAGAGTATTTATTTGAATACAACAAAGTATCCCATGACCTATATTTTTATGGAATAAAGGCTTAGAGTTTTAGTATAAGTTTCCTTAGGATGGAAAGTTACCTGGACAAGTAATAAAACTATCCACTATTCAGGATCCTTCTGAACCTTAACTTCTTTTAGAATCTCTGTAACACATTCAAGAACATCTTGTAATTCTATATTTAATTCCTTTGACAAAGATGTCATTTCCATTACCATCAATTCTAAATTCAACTTAGAGTCTAATTCTTGATCCAAGTCTTTTAAAAAATCTTCCATTTATCAATAATAGCATGATGAATTAATTACCAATGATATAATAGACTTGTTAGATATAAATCTAACAAGGGGTCTATAGAACAAGTTGAAAAAAATAACTTCCTACCTAATTTTAATTCCAATGATACTTGGTAGTATATTGTTGTTTGTAGTTCCAGCAACGCAAGCAAGCACCCCGCTCACATGCAACATGGTTACTCAAACTGGTGATGACGATGGTTCGTTCCAAATGAATTTACCATTTAGTTTGACATTGGGTGAAACTGATTACAATCAAGTTTATTATAGTACAAATGGAACAATGACTTTTGGTCAGCCAGATGGTACATTCTGGGACTATCCAGAAACCCCATCTGTGTCCTTGGCTGGTTACGACTGGGTGTCCTTCGGAGAAGGAGCTTATACCTCGTATGGATATAACGATTCTTCATTTTGTATTGAATGGTCGGTTCGCCCATTTCCACAATCTACTGGTGAGCTAACACAAATTAGACTGGTTATTAATAAGTTTAGCAACGGATCTTGGCATGGAGAAATTACAACACTTGGTTGGACACCAAACAACATTAGAAGGGGCATTAGATATGTACAAGGCGGACCTATCGTAACAATGGAAGCAGCCTTTGATGTAAACGGTGGAACACCGACAGAAGCGGAGCCTCAGCAAACATCTCCAAGTTTTACAGATCCTCCTGCTATTCCAATACAGTGTTGGGATGGTAGCACAGTCTATGAACCGTCTCCCTGCCCTATTGAGCCTACTCCAACTCCTACTGCCATCCCTGAGACAGAGCAATCATCAGAACCAGCGCCAACAGTAGTGCCGTCACCCCAACAATCAGAACCAGCGCCAACAGTAGTGCCGTCACCCCAACCATCAGAGCCAAGCCCAGAACCCTCACAAACTTCACAATTTCCGACAGAGCCTTCACCTACTCCAACCCCGATAACTCCTGGTCCAATTGAGATAGAAATTCCTTCATCTAATAATAATATCATAAATAATGAACTAACTAAAGAGCAAACTCTTGAAGAACTTTTGACTAAATATGGTTCAATGGATGCTATCTCTTTTGAGGATTTTGAAAATTCAGGACTTGATTATGAAAATTTACCGCCAGATCAACCAGTTCTGTTGAAAAATGGTGTAATACTTACTGCTGAAGTTGCTGATGCAATTGAAATATTTGAAGACGCAGGAGAACTTTTACTAACAGTCTTTACAGATCCAGGCAAAGCTATAAAAGCCCTTGCCAATATTGGTGTTGATATGACACTAGAAAAAAGAAAAGAGTCCCAGCAAGTTGTTGTTGCTTCTGTAATCGTGGCACAGATAGCCGTTGGACTTTCAACAAAAAATAATATAAGGGGGAAATAAGATGAAATGGATAAAAAAATGGTCACTTGAAATATTGAATCAAACCTTTACTTTACTTGGAATGTTTATTGCCTGGGCAGTGTTAGATGGCTCAGCAAAAGTAGTTGTTGGCTGGGCAATACTTTGGGCAACAATCGTCTGGTTATTTTCAATGGGAATAAGAGAAAACAAAGAGGAGGAAACAAAATGACAAAAGGTAAAATTAATATAAACAATATTGATACTGTAACGGGAGAAGATATAATTGGATCTAAATCGGCAACGAGCTTAGTAAATATATTTTTTAGAATAGTCGCAGTATTTGCTGCTTCTGGACTATCGATTATTGGTGCAGGATCGCTTGTTGGAATTGATACAGCGACAGCAGTAATTATGGCAGGAACTCTTGGAGTTGCTACAGTGCTTGAAAAAATTGCCAGATCATTTCTTGATGATGGCAAGCTAAGTTCTGATGAAATTAATTCAGCATTTGCTGCAGTAGACAAGAAATCTAAATAGGGTACAATAGAGTAAGAGAGTGGGGGGGCTCAAAAGGCCCCCCCCTCCATTATAAAAAAAAGGAATGATTTAAATGGGTTCACCAATTAAAAATGGAAAGGTCACTACACCTTATAAAAAACTTGGAAAAATGTGGTCAAAAGGATATCACACAGGAGTTGACTTTGCAGTTCCAACTGGAACAGACATTGTTGCTGTTACTGATGGAAAAATTGAGTCTGCTAACTGGGGTTCTGCTTATGGCACTCAGCTGGTACAAAAAGTAAATGGTGGGTGGGTAATTTATGCACACTTATCGAAAAAGCTGGTAAAACCAGGAGATGTTGTTAAAGAAGGACAAAGTATTGGAAAATCAGGTAACACTGGAAACTCTTCAGGTCCTCACCTTCATTTTGAAATGAGAGACAATGTTAGATGGGGTTCAGGAAAAGACCTGGATCCATCCACGATACTTGGAACTAAGCCAGCTTCTGTTGTTAATAAAGTAAAAGCAAAAGTTGTAGCTCCAGTTGTAAAAAAAAAAGTAAAAAGGTCTCCTATAAAAAAGAAAAGTAAAAGTCGTATTATAAAAAAGAAAAGTAAATAATTTTTATTGTCTTAATATTCATACATAACTTGACTTTTAGCCACTAAGTGTGCTACTATTTAATGATGAAGTCTAAAACCTTGTTTTGGACTGCCCCTATTGCGCTTCTTGCATTGTTTGTTTTAACAACAAATGATTCAAAGCTACCAGTAGGCTACAGTCCTAACAGTGCTAATAGTACAACAGAAAGGGAAGGATATATTTCTTCCGACATCATACAATTAGATATTGATAAATATTTAATTACAAGAGCCAGAGTAGACTCTTCAAGGTCTCTTAAAAGAATATCTTTAAGTGAAGATATCGTTAAAACAGGAAAATCCTATATTGGAACCCCATATTCATGGGGCGGAACTACACCAAGAGGTTTTGACTGCTCTGGATATACTAAATATGTCTATAAGAAGCAAGGAATATTAATTCCAAGATCCACAGGTGAGCAATTAGAAAAAATGACAAGAATATCTGCTGAGGAAGCAGTCCCAGGAGATCTTGTATTTTTCTTAACTAAAGGTGGACACGCATATCATAATGGAATATTTATAGGAGATGGTCAAATTGTTCATTCCCCCAAACCTGGTGGATATGTAAGAATTGAAAAAATCTGGTCAGAAAGAGTAGTTTACTCCAGATATACTTTGCCTGTTAAATCATAAATACACAGGTAGAGAAGCTCTAAAACACATGACTTTAGATAACATATGTAAAGTCAAATATAAAGTTCTCTTGTTGATTTAATAGTTTAATTAGATATCCTGGGTAAGATAATAAACTGCCTTTATAACTTGACAACCTAATAGAAAAGTGGTATTATTAAGATATGGATTCATTAAAAGTAATTGTTATAGAACCTTTGGGTTCAAGACGGTCTTTTCACTACAATGTGAAAACTGAGGCGGAAGCAAAAGAAATTGTAAAAGGTATTAAGAAAGATTTAAAGCCTAATTTTAGTATTGCATCTTGGAAGTACAAAGCAGATAAGTCAAATAAATAATGAATATTGTTATTGGATGTATATTGTTATCCCAATTTTCATTGGTGGTAGCAGTATGGTTTCTTATTAAAAGACTTATTAGACTTGAAAAGATAGTTGGAGAAACTATTCTAACTTCATCAAGGGCGATAGATATTTTCTCAAATTTCCTAATAGAAACGAAAAAGGAAAATGACCTTAGAAAACAGGCTTATGAAGCTTGGCATCAAGAATATTGTCTAGAAGCATCTACAGGGTATTGATTTTGAATCCTGGCATGAATTGAATTGGGAAAAAATGGCAGATGAGATTATTGCCTTAATGCCAAAATAGTTACATAAAACTACCCTTAATAGCAAAATAGTTACACAATGATAACCCTTAATAGGACAATAGTTACAAACAAAGGAAACAAAATGACAGTAACATATATAGATTTAATTGCTCATAACAAGGAACAATATGACATGGGTTACAAGGCAGGTCTAAAAGAACGCAACAGTAAACTTGAAAAATCTAATCTCAATTTAGAGGATAGGTTTCATGAAGGTTACGACTTAGGTCATAAACATGGCCTAAGAGACGGTAAAGCGTACAAGCCAATCAATACTTGGGCGGCAAAATCCATAGAATCAATATTCCAAAGACTGGATAAAATAGAGGATAAGATTGAAGTTCCAGAAACTGAGTACAATTTGCGTCACGCAGTAGAAGAGTTAATCCTCGAAATGACGAGGTATGATGAAAGGCTTGCAATTTTAGAAGGTATTAGGAAATAATATGTAACTATTTACTGCAGTATTAGTAGGAATGTTAGTATTCAAACTATTAGTAATTCTACAAAATAATATTATTAATGCAAAAAAGCGGAGACAACATCCTAAGAAAGGGATAAAGAAAATGTCTGAAACACTAGAAATGGTAATACAAGAATTACAACTAAGAATTGGCCAAATTACAAGCCAGTACGAAACCCAGATGGCATTATTAAAAGTTCAAGCAAACCAAGCTATTAAGGCCTTTGAAAGTGAACTTGAGGGGCTAAAAAAGAAAGGCGATACCAGTGGGAAAGCACCATGAAAAAGTTCTTAAAGCCTTAGAAATCCGTAAAAGCCATGTACCAAATAATAATGGGTACAATAAGCCTGGATCTATGAATAAGAAAAAAACTGGATATGCAAAGGTTTGATAGCCAATCTCGGATAACTCAGCTGGTAGAGTGATCGACTGTTAATCGATTTGTCGCAAGTTCGAATCTTGCTCTGAGAGCTAAAACTGATCAACACGAACGTCTCCAGAGGGAGACTATTGGATAGGTGTGACACACTGAATTCATAAAGGGGCTGTTGCAGTTTTGTAGGATAAATCCTAGCAAGTAATTATCTCGTCAATAGTTATACTACTAAGAACCTCCTATTTTTTTAGCAATATGTGTTTGTCAGTTGCACATATTCCCACAGGTAATGGCCTGGCAAACTGACTTTTATAATTTGACAATTTTACCAATAGAGAGTATAATTAAAATATGACAACAGAGACGATTCAAGAAAATAGCATTTTAATTACAGAAACTGCTGCTACAAAAGTTAAGCAATTTTTAGACCAAGAGGGTAGAGATGACTTAAGCCTTCGCATATCCGTTCAACCTGGAGGTTGCTCTGGATTACGTTACCAGCTATTCTTTGATGATAGAGTCCTTGATGGTGACTTCAACACAAAAGTAAATGACGTAGATTTGGTCGTAGATCGGACGAGTATACCGTATCTTAGCGGCTCTGTGATCGAATATGACGACACTCTTGAGAAGCAAGGTTTCACAATAGACAACCCAAATTCTGGTGGCTCATGCGCTTGTGGGGACTCCTTCTCATGATGGGATTGTTTAATAAACTAATTAATGCATATTACTATGTCGCTATCTATTTAAGCAATACCTTTAGCTTAAAACACTATTGCTCATTTCCAATTAAAAATAAATATCTCTTAAATTGTAAATGTGGGAAGCCTTTTATTTAACTCGAAAAATCGGCAGAAATAGTATACCCTTTGCTTGAAACAAGCATCTATATAAGATAGGATAAGATATGCATAGTTGTGATTTTGTATTAGATCTAGATGGTCAAATTACCTGCTCTATTTGTTTTGCAACAAATGATGAAATGGTATACTATCCAGATCTTGAAGAGCCTATTGACAATGTTGATTAAAGCTGGTATAATTAAGATGTATTGTTCTGCCCCTCTGCCCACTGAAAGATGTGGTGCAAGGGCAGAATTTCTTTATAAGGATAAGACATGAAACAATGTTCTAAGTGCCTTGAGACTCTTGAGCACTCCTATTTCTCACCCTCTTCTGGCGGGAAGTATTTAAGACCTGAATGCAAACAATGTGCTAAGAAACTATCTAAGGAAAGAAAGCATCTTAGAAGCATATATGGATATCCTGAATCTGGACACATATGTCCGATATGTTTAAAAGATGAAGATAGTCTAAAAGGTACTGGCGGAAATGCAAGTGTTTGGGTTGTTGATCATGACCATATATCTGGAGAATTTAGAGGACACCTATGTCACAATTGCAATAGAGGAATTGGAATATTTAAGGATGATAAAGATAGAATGATGAGAGCTATCTTCTATTTAAATATCTAGGTAAATTTCGGGGATAGCAAATTATAACACTCTTACCATAACTACTATAACTATATATACATTGTCTTGGGATATCATATATACCAGAAAGTGTCTGATATGAGCTATATGGGCTTTTATGACATAGAAGATGTCCCTGTAATACCCTTTGAATACCCTGATTTGATACAGGAAAATACTCTATTTTAATGAATGAAGATATCTATTGTTTATAAGTGGAGATAAATGGATTTTAATGGAGATATTTGGAGATTCAGAAATATATAAAAATCCTTCTTAATCCCCTTTATCCAATGGGTTTTTAAGGTAATTCTTTCAAATACATATATCAAATCTTTATATTCTATATACATTCTGCAAGATATTTGATCTTCCTATAAATATTTTAAATATCCAGGCTATTTTGTTATCTTCTTAATGGTAGTTATGGGAGAAATGGTATAAGGATATTTTATTTCTACCCGCCAAAATTTTCAGGGCATATAAACATCTTCTTAATAGTATATATAGGATAATGATATTTACTATAACTATATAGAGATTTGTTATAGGATATTTAATTGATCCCCAAAATATTTCCAGGGTATATTTGATTACTTCGTAATATGTCTATGAATGTAAAATGTCAATAGGATATTTACAATTAGGATTGTTATTAATAGCTACATCTAAAGCTTTCTTTATTTTCTTAACAGGATCTTTCCATGATTCTGAGGTATCTAATGAACCTATTGCAAATGAACTACCAGCTCCAATAGCAGTATATTTATCATATTCATTTACCTGCCATTCATTAGTAGAGATATCAAATAGTCTTCCATGAATTCCTACCAGAAAATCTGCAGCAGCTTTATCATCATCTGATATATCTAAACCAAATTTATCAATCTCTTTTTTAAGGGCAAATATAAATTCAGTTCTCATATATTTATCAACATCCTTTTTAAGAACATTTGGAAAATCCATATAATGAGCTATTTGACCAGTACCTCTTGAAGATGCATAACCAATTAAAAATTGACCATTCTTTTTTATTTTCGGGGTAATAGGAGAAGATATACTATATAAATCACTCATACTTCTATCTGATCCCATATATATAATACCCTCTTGAATAAGCCCTATTACAATGGTCATATATCTATTATACTCCTTATGTCTTTATTTGTCAAATATCTAATATTCCCCAAAATATCCAGGGGAAAAATGGCTTATTCTTAATAATGTTGAATGTTTAAAATGTGGGCGCGGTCTTTTTTGGCATTGTAGGTGGGGTGGGTCAGACTTGAACTGACGACCGAATGATTATGAGTCATTTGCTCTAAACCAACTGAGCTACCACCCCCAAGAATTTTATTCTAATTCTTCTAGCAACATTAAATCATCAATACTTTCATATTCTTTTTCTGGGTCTGCATTAAACATTGTGCATAATTCTTTCCAAGTTTCTTGTAATACTCCTTCTCCAGCATCAGTTAGAATAACCATTTCTTGCTGAACAGCAATAGAAAGTGGTACACCTAAATCATTATAATCAAAAAAGTCAGAATACAAATCATCATTAAAAGCATCTTGAGTAAATTGCACAATGATTTCTGCTTTTTCAACATTACCCATTTCTCTATTGTCCATTTTGTTTTCCTGTCTGGTAATCGAATAAGAGTTCTTTACTAATTTCAATTTCGTCATTTTCCAATGCCTCGTTTATTCCGTCTGCTAAGTTCTTTGCATTTGCAACTATCATTTTATTATGTTCTGTCAATCGTTTTGGTATCCAAATTCTCCAATCCGCCTGACTTATTCTACCGTCTGCTAAAAGTGCAACGATTTTGTTTGAAATGCTTTCTATTTGTGATTTTCCCATAGTTCTCTCATTCTATCATAGAGGTCTGACATTTAGGGGGCAGAGGATCTCCCTGCCCACCTGTATGCCTGGTTAGCGGGAACGCATTACCTTGTTGCGGCGTAATGAAGTTAGGTTGGTGTTGTATACGAAATGACCTAAGCCGTCTCGGATAACCACACGATCAGTCTCTCCCCATTTTTCTAATGAGGTGTATCGTTGTTTCTTTAACTTGCGTAGTGTTTCTCTTGTCATTTTTCTCCTGAAGGTTGTCTTGTATCAATTTTACACTATTTTGACAGAATTGTCAAATCCTATTGTTCTTCCATTAATGAAAGTACGGTATCATCGGGTATTAGTAGTTCTACTGCTTCTTCCATTTCATCTATGGCATATATCATAAAACCATCAGATAGCATATCAAAGTCCTTAACTGTATAGACTTCCCCTTCCCATTTAATTATGTCCCCAGCTTCTAAACAATTTGGTAGAATATGGTCAAAGACATCATAGTGATTTAAGTTCATGCCCAATACTCCTCATCGAATAGTAATTCGGTTGCCTGATCAATAGCACCATAGAATGTCTCACATATGATACCGTCAGGGTCATTATCAGAGAATATCTCCCACCAAGGATTTTCGTGGCATACCTGAAAGCCAGCATTACTAACTGTTTTAATAAACTGGTTCAATCGGATATCATCATCTATACCATATTCATGGAGGTCTGAAGGGTATCTAATGATATTATCAGTATCTACTAATAGTCCGTCACTATAAATGTTGGGCACGGTTAAGTACATCTCTCCATTACAAGCCACGTTGATTTCTCTGTCGCCCTTAGAGACGGTTGCATATACTTCGAACCCATTCGGACCAATATAGAACTCTGGAGCCTGGCAGGAGGTGGGAATAGCCATTACATAGTCAATAACTACATCTGATAAATCAATCACTTAACTTACCTCCAGAGGCATTAGATAGTTCTCAGTCTTGCAGGTCATAACTTCCAGTACTAATGTCATTAGTTCTCCTCATGCACAATTGTGTCTTGTAGGTATAAAACTTCTGGGTCAATCTTGTAGTCTTTAATCAAGTTCTGACGGGCTTCTTCGATTACAACATCGTGAGGCTGATCTGGCTCATCAAAAGATAGGTGTGTAAGAATGACTGCACTTTCTAATACGAACTCTACTGTGTAGTTATACATATACATTATCGGTATACCTCTACTTCTTCAATAGTTCTGCGTAGGTCTTGTGAGTCTGAACATTCTTCATACCCGTATTTTTCCAGGAAATGTTCATAAATCTGAATTCTATCTACCTCACCATTTATATTTAATTTATAAGCAGCAATATATTCATTAAGTTCATCAAAATCTACTATCATAGAGTATGTTGCTTCTGCTTCAATTTGATAGGTTGCAACTAAGTCATAGGTTGATGCTGTTACTAGTTCCATTACTTCCCCTTCTTGTTCATTGTTAGTTGTATACACTTGCCACAGAAATATCTAATCAAACTATCTTCATCTCTATCACTGCCATGTCCATAGTCACACATATATTTATATTTCCCATATTTTACTGTAATCACTTCTTTACCTCTTTCCATTCAAATTTGTTTTTCTTTTCATTCCAGATTTGCTTCTTGGTTTTGCCAACAACTAATATTGGTTGAGTTCCCCAATCAAAACTAACGGTGTCATCTTCATCTGAATTAAATAAATAGTCTAATTCTTTATTCATTGTCAGTTTACCTGCTGATCTTTTGCCCAATAGAAATAACAATCTCCATTGTCATTCGTTATAGACAGGGACTTGGATTGCCCAGGGTACTCGTCCTCAAAATTTGCTTCGTGGTCAAGTCCAAATGATATATTTTTTACAAACTCAATCATTGCCTCCTCGGAAATCGGGTAGCCACCAATTCCATATTCTCCTGTTTCCAACATAGACTTTATAATAAAGTCCTCGTCAAATACAACTTCAAATCTTGTAGTTAAAGATGTCATATATTTTCCATTTCTTAGTAGATACTTGTATCCTACCACAAGGGTCTGACAATTTCAAGGGCATTTGGCATATTACTTAATAAACATTTTTAATCTAATAAGATTGATTGATCCAGAGAAATCCAGAGCTGCTCTTAATTGTTCTTAAATGACTAATAAGATAATTAGTGGCGCGGTGCAAAAAGTGAGCCTTTTCCACTGCCATGCTCAGGGCTTAGTCACCTTTTGATTAGACTCCCGTGTCAGTGGGGAGTGAGTAGTTTATTTTAGTATCCACTTGCTCAGGTGGAATATTTTTATTTATGCAAAAGCAACCTGTCGCACAATGCTTAGCAGTCTATTCTTTTCTGCATTTATTACAGGGTCGAAGCCACTTGCACTTGCGAGGATACCCTCGTTGTTCCCACCTCGTGCAGGACGATACCAGTCAAGGCGTTCTGTCAGGGTATTGAAAGCACCCCAAGCGGTATTGTTAATCATTGCATTTGTATCTGATGAAAAAATCTCATCAAGCAATTCAATTTTGTTCTCCCATTTTGTCATAGCACCTTTTGTTTCCAAATTAGGCATTGGGTAAGCAGTTGCAACAATCTTAGCAAAAGTAGACTTAGTGATTTCTTGTTCAATAAGTTCTTGTGCCATTTTGTCAAACTCGTCCATGTAGGTGTTTGCAAGCCCCAGAGCCTCACGAGCCATTAGAATACGTCCGTCAAGTGTTGAGGTGTGTCGCATTTTGAAAGACTGCTTAACGCCTTGCAGAGCAAGATTAAGAGTATTTGAACATACAACACGAACAGGTGTAATGCTTGCCTGAACTGCAACCGAGCCATCGTGTGAGGTATTTACAAGTAAGTAAGTATTTACTACATCTGCAACACCTGTTGGGTCAAGTACGGTCTCACGCTCAAGAGCAAGAGAGCCAAATACAACTCGTCCATTCTTTAATGAACCTGCTGTTTCCCAACGAGCCCCGTCAAGTAAGTTATCTGCAAAAGCAAACAATTCTTCATTCTGCAAAGTTTGGTAGCGGTCACCAACAATGGATAGCACGTCTGGCTGTCCAGTTTCTGGGTGGTCACGAACAACCATGTAATTAGATTTGCTTGTTGTGTAGTTTTTAGGTAGAACAATGTCCTCTAATCTAACATTCCAATTAGATAGATTTGCAATTCCTAAAACTTCTTTTGTAGTGTGTTCATCATTTACTACTGTGCCCAAACCATGCCAAGCAGGTTCACGCAGGGAATAGAAAGACCCAACACCATTTATAATTTCTATGTTATCAGCCATTTTTATTTTCTCCTATAAGGTAGATTGTTTAATAAGTTTATCTTATCATATTTTGGGGTGTTTGTCAAGTTTATTATATATATCTAGGGGGATTTCTCAATCTTCTTAAATAACGATTGGGTAACGGGGGCGCGGCTCAAAAGAGCTGGATCAATTTTATGGGGGCAGTTTTAATTCATACCCAGGAATCTCCTCTACCTACTAAAGGACACTTTAATAATCCATACTATCTATGTTTGAATCAAAGTATTGAATTTCAATTTCAGAATCATTTGCAGATAATTCAACATCAAAATCATAAGTTGAATAGTCATCTGGTGTCTTACCCATTGGTAGTGTTAGGGTTGCAGTAATTGAGAGATTTAAAGTTACTTCGTGTTCTGTTGTTAAGTCAATTTCCATTATTTCTGCAATAGCAACAGCGTGGTCTTCCCCAATTTCCTCATAGTTTTCTATGAGGTATTCTTTGAGTAATTCAGTATCTTTATGACGACCAGCAAGAACTAAATTTACCCGTTTTTGGTCACGGACTATAAAAGATAATTCGTTTGCTGTAAATAATTCTGTCTTAGTAGTGCTATAAACATAAGGCGTATCTATTAAAACAATACTTGCATTTTCTACATACTCCAGAATTTCTGGTTCTACTGTTGTTGTTGAAAGTTCCATTTTTTTTATCCTTTTTCTGTAGGCAGTTGTAATTTGTCAAGTACTTCTTTGTACTCGGCAAATGGTGGGCAGTCAGAATAAATATCTTCTAACGACCCTTTTAATTCTTTCTCTGTTGCTGTCTTAAGGTCTAAGATTTCCATACTCTCACAGTTATGGCAATAATCACGAACCGCTAAATTATCTGCGTGTGATTCTGGAATGTCCCATTCTTTAGTGACTATAAAGCCACCGTCAGAAATGTCGGCTTCGCCACCCCAACCTTGTTCTTCTTCCCAATGGTATTCCATTTCAAGAGTTGGAAATTCTTCTGATAATAGAATTAGCATACCACTATCAACAGGACTCCAAGCAGTATTGAAATAATAAATTAAATCAGTTTCAGATTGCTGTTCCATTGACGTATCTGAATACTCGAAATCGTCTGCAACTGAAACGTCCCATTTAGTTCCCCAGTTGCGTAAGTTCCAATTATACCAATCTTCACCAGTTCTAATTCCCTCCATTAAATCTGCCACAACATTCCCTGTTGGCTTATTAAATTCTGGCTTGGTGTTGTAAGAGTCTAAATTTGTTGGACAGATAATGTTTCTAAAAGAAAAAACGGGATTTGAATAAATTGTAGTTTCTTCTACATACTCTCCCATTTTGTTATACTGCCAATGATTAGCCTCATAAGGCTTATTCATCTTATTAACTAATTTTGTTAATTCTTCTTTATCACCAGATACGGCTAAAGAGTTATACACCCAATTAGGCATTTTATACTTCTTTCATTAGTAGGTTATGATTTCATCATACCATAGAGGTCTGACATTTTAGGGGGATTTATGATCCTTCTTAAATAACGGTTGGGTAACGGGGCGCGGCCAAAAAGCTGGCGGTGTAGGCGAGGCTCGAACTCGCAACCCTCTCCTCGACAGGGAGATATGCTAACCAATTGCACCACTACACCAAGTGTGAGCAGTTTTACAATTTACTCAGATTGTTTAAGGGCTATTACCAACTTGATTGGTATTCAAAACTAACTTCAGCAGGCATTTCTAAACATCTTGAAAGTATCTCGATAGTCTTTTCAACACTTTCAAAATACCATTCGTCAAAGCCCGTTCCCCCAAAGAAGAAACCCTCACCATTTGGCAATAGTTCCTTAGCGGTATCATAGTCTTTTTTAGATAAGACTTCAACACATAAACCTTTTAGTGTTTCTAAGTTTTCTCTTGACACATAATAATTACCACAATTATCATTACCGTTTTGAATGTTTTGAACAAACCAATTATGAATTTGATTTGCCTTACGCCAATAGCCGACAGGAAATGTAATTTCAATTCCAGCGTGACTATCTTTACTTACTAAATCTTTCAATCCAAATAATGATGAAATAATTTTGTATTCAGGATTGTCTGAATGAGTCCCGTCTTTGTATCGGTCTTGTGAGATGTAAATTTCACCTTTTAGATACTGGTCTAATCCCATTGTATTTCCTTTGTTAGTAGGTTTATTAAGTTTATTCTATCATAAGGGTCTGACAAAAATCTGGTGGGACTCCTAGCCGTTTGTGCTTCGTCCAACACACCCTATAAAGGAACACGGCTTAGACACCAGATTATGTCTGTTTAACTACTTAGCAGTAGTCCAACGGTCTTGACCATTTACGTCAAGGCGGATACGGAAAGAGCCATTTGAGTTTTTGATAACTTCCATAACTTCTCCCTTTACCTTTGACTTAGTGGTTACGAACTGTGAGCCAACAGTCGGGGCAGTTGATTTTGCCATAATTGCTTCCTTTTCTTTTCTTGGGATTATTCCCTTATTTATAGTACTATCTTAGCACTTTTTGGGGCAAATGTCAAATCCATTCGCCAATATTCAAGGTGATCTACGTCACATTCTTAAAAGCTTTATTCCTGGGGGGCGCGGCTCTTAGTAGCCCGCCCCAATCAAAATATCTAAGACTCTTTGCATTTCTTCATTGCTTGCATTTTCAAACCAATCTTCATTTATTACATCTGCAAACAGGTCTCCCTCTTTAAGTTCTATGTGAACTCCCTCTTTACTCATAAAATCTACCTGCTAACTCATCTACAAAATTCATTAACTGATTTCCAAAGGTAGTTTCAAAGTCTTCAAATTCATCTAATACCGACTGATAAATTTCATCAACTAAATCTTTATCTCTAACAAAAGCCGCTACCCATTCTTTATCCCAATAGGTAACAATTAATTCATCACTATCTTTATAATTATCTTGTAATTGTTTTATTAAAGCATCTACTCTCATAGCCATTCCGCCAAATCTCCGTCTTCGTAGTAGTCTCTTTCGTGTCCGTCTGCTTCTGCTATGGCTTCCCATAGTTGTTGTTCGTTGAACATACCGTCAGGGTGAAATTCCCTTAGCACATCTGTTAGATTTTTCTTTGTTTCCATTATTATCTCATTTCTTAGCAGGTTATAGTTTTACTATACCATAAGGGTCTGACAATTTTGGCACTATTCAGGGGCTTTTCTTAACTATCTTAAATGACAATTTGGTAACGGGGCGCGGCCAGCTTCCGAATCTGGAGGGGGTTTACTTCCGTCCCTTATCTTGTAGGTGTTATCTTTGTAACATAAGTAGATGTACGCCAAGTGTATTCACCCTCACCTTTTGGAATGTCAAACATCATTGAATTTTTTAACTCACAAAATATATAGTCAAACACCCACGGCTCACCGTCAGCCCAAAGTTCTCCTGCATCTTCATCAGGGTATCGTGTACCAGTCTTCTCGTCCATATTTAAAAGGTAGACAGTTCCACTTGCAGTTTCAACTAAATAATTTCCAGTTGAATTTATATCTAATAGTTCTATTTGCATTTTAATCCTCATCTGCAAAAAAATTATTCCAACAAGGGTTGCAAACACCTGAAATAAATCTTTCACGAATACTTGCATCAAAATTACTTAAGACATCTTGAACGTTTCCACCATTTCTATAATCAAATAATTTTTTAGAACTAATCGCTACTGTCTTGGTATCCTTGCAATAAGGGCAAGGCTGTGAGGTGACGGAATAATGATCACTCATCACTTTCATTGGGTTATTTAATGTAAACATTTTTTCTCATTTCTTGTAGGTAGGATTTTATCTTAGCATAGAGGTGTGACAGTTTTATAATTCAACGTCATAGTCATAGCCGTCACCCATTACGAAAGCATCAAGTCTAAGAGACTCAACGATCTGGGCGGCTGAAACTTCTTTTTCACCGTTTCTAAATTCAACACCAGAAGGCAATTCAACCATTCTGAAATAGTCCTCATCGCTGTATGCGTAAATAGCGTCCACCGCAACTGGAATCATTAGTAGTGGTACTGGTGGGTAGCAGTTACTAACAAAGTGTAATTGCAGTTGAGTCTCAAGGGTTAAGTCTAATTCTCCATAAGCAAGTGCTTTCATCATTCCCATTTTATTCTCCTTGTAGGTATTTGTGTTTTTGAGTTCTTGTGTATTTCTTTTTATTTATGTGTTTTGCTGACGCATTACTCCTACGCAACTCAAGCCTTGCTCGAAGTTGTTCAGGGGTGGCAACAAATTTCATCATAGATTTATCTTACCACAGAGGTGTGACAATTTTAGGGGAAATCAGGGTGATCTCTTAACCTTCTTAAATAACAATTTGGTAACGGGGCGCGGCCCCCAATGCTGGATTCGAACCAGCGGCCTACAAATTAGAAGTTTGTTGCTCTATCCAGCTGAGCTAATTGGGGATATTAATTTATTTTCCGTCAATCATTCCTGCACTATCTAAATATTCGTCTTCAATCTTTACATTTTGAATAGCGACACCTGCACCCATTACAATAAATAAAATTGGAATTCCTATAAAAATAAATCCCATTATGAATAAAACAAAGTTAGCCATTTAATTTCCTTTTGTTGTGAGTTAATTATTTTTTACTTGACGAGAATAAAACGCTATTTTTACCGTCAATACATAAGCGACATACGGCACAGGCACTACCCTTAGTTGAAATAAGCGGTAGGGCTTTATTATTTTCTGGGCAACGGGTAGCGGTCTTTTTAACAATTTCTGCTAGGTGTGCTTTTCCAATAGCAAAAGTTTCTGCTAGGTAGGCTAATTTTATGCCCTCATCTTTTAGTAAAGTCTTTCCTATTTCAGAATTTTCAGAGTCAGTACTAAAATAAAGCGATAAGTTGCTAATGTCTTTTAGAATTAGTGCAGAGTTTGCTACCCGAGTATAAACCCAAAATTTAATTTCGGGGTAATCAAGAATAACCCTTTTCCACGCTAATGTATAATCCTCGTTAAAAAAGTCACCGTCCCAATGAATACGAAATAACTTTTCAGCATTACGCCTATCACAATCACCAAGAAATTCTGCAATCATTTCAGATAACAATAAATACATTTCATCTTGATTAGCATTTCTAAGCAAATCCCAATTGTGTGTAATTGTTTCTCTAACACTTGGAAAGACTTTTTCTAATTTCCCTGCATAGCAAATTTTTTCACATACGCTTGTAGCACTAGGGCAGGAGAATTCTTTACCTGCGGGCAATCCAAAGGAATTAGCGATACTTGCCTGCTTGCCGTTGGGCGTTACAAGGTTGGCGACCTTGCGGTCTTTTGAGCGTTTGAGTTTAGTCATTCTTGGCTAACTTTCTTTTGTAGGTATAAGATTATTCTATCAGATAGGTCTGACAGTTTTAAAAGGGGGACTTGACATAAATAGGTGCAAAATCTTTTTTTAACTCTTTCAACCTTGCTATGACAGTTAAACCCTCAAGATAAGAAACACTATTGCTAGCAGATTTTGAAGGTAAGCCAACTAACTCACAATAATTTCTTACATCTTTTGAATCAAGATTTACAATCTTAGCAATCTCATAGATACGAAATTGCATAGCACCTCTAGATAAATACGGTTGGGACTTTTTAGTAGGTAATAATTTCAATTTAATTCCTTTCAACATAAGATTATCTTATCAGAAGGGTCTGACAATTTAGGGGAAATAATGGGTGTTTCTTATAACGGATTAGTAACGAGATCGGGGCGCGGCTCATTCCCCCTCGTTCGGGTCTGTTAGGTCGTAGTCATTATTATCATAGAAGGGATTGACATCATCAAAGTCTGGCATTTTAACTCCTTAGTAGGTTATGATTTCATCATAGCACAGTGGTCTAACATTTTTCAGGGAAAGCCAGAGGGATCTCTTAACTATCTTAAAAGAATCGGAAGCTGGGGGGCGCGGCTAAAATCTTGAGGCGTTGCTAGCACCTCAAGAATTTTTAGTCTGTGTATTTTGTTGAAAGTAAATAAATCATTCCTACAAGAGAAATAATTAAAACCCAAGAATAAAA